TGAGATGAGCCACCCGGAAAATTCCATCAGGGATTTGGGCACGAATGAATGGATCGTAGAAATCCTCCCCTACACTGTGCAAACGGCCATTGACAACAGCACGCAAGGGTGAATTTTCCTCTCGAAGCTGTGACCACTCCATAGCGATGGCTCTGCGGACATTTTTAGGGATTTCCCGCTCCAGAGGCAGATACGCCGCCCAGTCCCCCGGAGACAGTTCCCCCCAGTTCAAACAGGACTGCACCGTATCATCTCCCAGTGGCATCCACCGGGGCATCTCTAAAGCAGTCACGGGACAGTCAAAGTCCCTCAGTTGCCAAAGCACATCATAAAACCCACACAGGGAGTAGGGCGCGCTGCTGTACCAAATTCGCACAGCCTCGCCGTGTTTTCCACCCTCTAAAAGCCGCTCCCTGTCTCGCTTGCGTTGTTCCCAGAGCATATCCCGCTGGGTATGGTCATCCGGGTCGCAGTCCGGGAGGGGAAAGTCGCCCCCCAGCCAAGCTGTGAGCAAATCAAACCGGGCCTTCTCCGCATCAGGGCCGCTGAGGGGGCCGATGTCCAATCCCACGCATGGGCATAGTACATCTCCAGGATTGCCGCCCACAGGCTGCGCCCGGCGGTTCTCTTTCTCCCGTTTGGCTTTGAACTGGGCCATAACTTGGTCTTTCTCTTCCTGAGTGGGTTCTTTCTCTCTGTCACCGAAAATAAATCCTATCGCCCCACCATCCCAACTGGACGGCCCGCAATGCGTGGCCATCTTCAATGTCCCCCGTTCACTTTCAGAAAAAACAATCTGTAGCATGATAAAAACTCCGTTTCACATTCCCATTTTTATGACACTTTCTGAAAAAAGTATAGCACAACAATACAAGCAAATCAACCAGCCGGAGAGGAAGCGTTCTCGGTAGCCCTTGCGACCCGCTGTGCCTCCCTCACCCGGCGCATATGGAGGAGATATAAATGACTAGATACCAGGAATTTGATACCGTTCTGCTGAGGGACGGGCGTATTGCCACGATTGTGGAGGCATTTGAGCCAGGGACCTATATTGCAGATGTGGGGCATTCTCCCAAAAGCTGGGCTACCATTTGGGAATTGACAGATACTGACATCTTGCGGCTCGCTACCCAGGACGAAATTGAAAGGGAATCAAAAAAATCTGAATCTGAGCTAAAGGAGTGTGGATTATGGCCGGCCAAGTAATCGCCGCCATTGAAACGGCCCTGGCCTAGGGCCACCGTGTCCAGCTCAAACAGATGAAGGACTGCACAATTTTCTATGAACGGAGGAGAATCAATTGAAAATTGATAGAACCAATCCTGCATACCAGGAGTACCGTGCCAAATTCCAAGAAATTGTAGCGGCACAGAACGAAGAGACTGATAAAATTCCATACTCAGGAGGCCAAGATGGTCCGCTTATGCAAAGAATATCATTTTATTTACGAAAGGGTGAAGCTGAATGATTAATAAAAAACATCCCAAGTACAAAGAGTATATTGAGAAGTGTAAGGACTTGGCAGAACGGCAGAAAGCAGAGGCGGATTCGATTCCATATTCAGGAGGACAGGATGGGCCGCTGGGGGATGTCTATCGAAAATATAGCAAGGAATTGAAAAAATTGAAAAAGGACTATGCATTTTTGTTTGTGGAGGACGGTTTGTGATTAAAATTATTTAAAGGACAACCTTGGTATGCGCTGAATCAGTATAAGACTCCTAACGTTGCATACACACTCAATACGGCTTTGCGTGGAGAGGTTCCTATAACAGAAGAATTTAGGCAGATTGTTTATAGGGAAGGACCGGACAGGACCTGCGAGGATTTAATCCGAATGAATTTGAAATTTTGTTCCCAAGAGGACGAACATTTTTGATTCAGAAATTGGAAGGAAACACGATTTACATGGAGGAAGTAGAAGATGGATAGCCGATTTCAAGAGCCGTACAGCCATCCGCACTGGTGGTATGGCGGAAATTATATGCCGGCTTGTTTCGCCTGCTCTCATTTTCGGGGAATGATTCGCAGAAAGGTCCGCTGTACAGCTTTTCCAGATGGGATTCCGAAAGAATTAACCCTGGAAGGTACGCTGCATGATACGCCATTTCCGGGAGACAACGGGATTCAGTTTGAGCAGTTTGAAGATGGAGAATGATATGGACGTCAAAACTATCCAAGCTATCGAATCTATCCTAAAGCGCGGCAACGATGCCAATGTCCGCCGGAAGGCGGTGGGTACATGGTCATCGAGATCAAAGAGACAATCAAATCAGGCCCCCCGGCGATTGTGACGCGGGAAGGGCAAACTGAATGGACAGTTGCCTATAACGGGTAACTGTCCAAATAATTGAAATTTGCATTACTTATGCCGTTTATTTTGGATAGATGAAACCACTGCATAGACAACAGCAATTAAGACGAACACCCAAGAAGTGACATGCAACCATATCCAATTGGTAGCGATATAGGATGCATAAGTAAAGAAAATGAATCCGATAAACATAAATGCAAAACCGGATTGGCGGTAATGAGGCTTTTTGCGCTCTTTATCCTTATCCATATGTTTGCGTTCCTCTTGCGAAGCCCATATATAAGCGTTATTGAAAAGATATCCTTTTTCCTTAAATTGAAGATAGCTGATAATAAATGCCCCTATGCCTAACGCAAGAAATATACTGCCAATTATCATTTGAGCAGGACTCATTTACTTCATCTCCATACATTCTGATTATAACATATTCAATCTTTCAACACGAAAGGTAAAAGGGCTGCGTGAAAAGCATGAAGCCCGGACGCCGCTTTCTACCTTGTTGACATTCTGCCCACCTTATAGCCTGACGGTTTACAGCTCCATCAGCTGCCGCACCCGCTTCTGCACATGGCGCTCCATCGCCGTCAGCCTCTCCTCTAAAAGATTCAGCTTGGGGTGGCGCTGGAACGTGAAGCCAATCAGCCTGCGCAGCTGCTCCCTCTGAAGCGGTCCCATGACCTCCCGGCAGACGCTCTCAAAGCTGACCCCGTAGGCCGTCCCTCTGGTCTTGGCGTAACTGTCCAGGTCCGTCCAGTCTTCCGGCATGGCGAAGTTGAACAGCGGCAGCCCGTTGTCGAACACTGGAGCCGCTCCGAGCAGTTCCCCGCTGTGATTGTTCCGCAGAACACCGAAGTTGCCGAAATGCCGGTCCTCGTTGTAGATCACCGCATCGAACACCAGCATACTCTTGATCTCCTCGTATGCCTCTGGCCCAAGCTTTTCATAATACTCCAGACAAGCTTTCAACCCGCCCTCCCGAACGATCCGGCCAATGGAAATGTAGGCCGTGTCAATGTCTGTAAACAGCTTACAGCGTGAGGCCAGAATGCCCTTCCAGTTCTCCAGACCGTAGCGTACTGCGTGGAGCCCCATAGTCTGGGCAATCTGGCTGGCATAGAACTCACTGTACGGCTCGTTTCCCGTGTTGGCCGCACCGGAGGTACCGCCTTTGTACAGATAGATACCGTCTCCCTCAATAAAACGCCAGCCTTTTGGCAGCATTCCGTTGGTGGTCAGCTCCGGCGAGGTAGTAAAGGCGGCGTCACTCTGCCCGATTCCCGTATAGGCCACCAGGGACAGAATTTCCGAGAACCGATTTTCATACAGGTTATACCGTGAAAAGGTTCCCGCAAAACCCTGGGGTACGACCCAGAAGCTGTCGTTCAAGGACAGGCCCCTGCATACATCAATGATCCCTTTGGTGTCGTTGACGCTCAAGCCGAAGGTCTTGAGAATTTCGGCAACATAGGTGCGATTTTTGGGGATCACTCGCCGCTGCAGCCATTTTAGCAGTCCCGTATCACTCAGGTCCATATCCAGAGGGAACCGGCTGCGCTCTGCCTGGTTGATCTCATGAATCTCAGCTTTCAGGCCCTCGATGCCATGCTCGGCCAGGGAGAACGTCAGCAAGTCTGTATCATAGAGTCGAAGAATATATTCCTGCTCCATATTCCGTCCTCCTTGCGTTCTTTCTTTTATTATAGCGAATTTTCAGCGGAAAGTAAACGAGGATTTTGCGCCATGCCTCATCCCAAATATATCAATAGCATATTGCTTGAACTTTGAAATTAATCCAGTCAGAAACTGGCCCATGCAATTCTGCTCCGGTACCAAGATCTGCAAAATGTACTTTCCCGCACCGGATTTTTAAATCTTCACCTGGGCGCAAATCAAGCTGACTATTGCTGCCCTTTGTCTCGATCACAAAGTACAGCTTTTTAACGCCATCCGTTTCCACATAGACCGCCCAATCCGGGTTATAGCTGCCAATCGGCGTATCCACCTTGAAGCGGCTGGGTAACTTCAAAAACATTTTCACATCCGGGTCGTCGTCCAAGGCCGCTGCAAAGCGGCTCTCGACTGTGCTGTCACACATGATGTAATCATAAACACTGTGCTCCGCAGGAACGGTATGACGATCCAGATTTGCAATCAGTTCCGCACTATCGAAAATCTCCTGCACATAATATTCCTCGCCGTACAACTTTCGGTAGCTAATCCCGTCAACAGCTAATGAGCGGCGCACATTCAAAATGACGCTTGCCGCCTGTTCAATAAACATCTGCGGATTATTCAAAAAATCCTGCGCCCGTCCACTGCGTTTGAGTATTTCATATACCGTAGACCGTTTGACCAATGCCTGTCTAAAGGAACAGTTTTTAATAGAATTTAATATAAGAAAAACAGCGGAATCATCACATCTGTATATGTGTTCATTCCACCGTTTTTCTTGTCTATGCACCCATATTCAAAGGTTCGGATACCAGCGCAGCAGATCACCACGCCCTTCGGCCTCGATCCGCTCTACCGCATACCGGAGCCACTCCTCCGGCGTGGGTATCTTCCCGGCGCGAGGTATCCTTTCCCATTGTGCCCGCTTTTCCGGATCAGGATCATTCATTCCGGCCTTAATGCGGGCCGAGATAATCGCCCACATTTCCTCCACCGTGATATTCCTTTCACGGGCCAGCCTTTCAAATAAAGTTTCTTCTTCCATAGCAGCAAGCCTCCCGATATTTTGTGAATAGTATACCCTCCTGTCTACCAAGCTATAACAGAGTAATTCCTTTTTGGGCAATAGTCTGTCTACCGATTGTGACTATTATAGCACCCTTTTGGGAATTAGAATAGATACAGATAGGCAGGTGATGGCATGGATGCGCAAAAACGCATAAAACAGCTCATGGAGGAACGCGGCTGGACAGATTACCGCTTGGCGAAGGAATCTGGCCTTTCCCATTCCACCGTTACAAATATGTTCAACAGAAATAATGCGCCGACATTGCCAACCTTAGAGGCAGTATGCGAGGCGTTTGGTATAACTCTATCGCAATTCTTCTCCGAAGGAAACGGCCCGGCGGAATTTACCGAGGAACAGCGCACCTTATTTTCAAAATGGAGTACACTAAACGACGAGCAGAAAAAAGCCCTGCTCGCCCTTATCAATACCATGTGAATGACGAAAAGCCCGCAGGCTCTGGAATAGAACCTGCGGGCCATTTATTATGCCGCCTGCCATGCTTCTTTTTTAATGGTCACTTGTGTCCCGTCGCGGAAAATAAAGACCATCCGTTTATCCTCAAATACCGTTACCATATCCACCGTGGAATACCAAAGTTCCTCGTCAAATTCTGTTACCAGCCCGGCATACTGGCCCATGCGCTCCATGAACATCTGGATTTTGACCTTCTTGGCATTGCGCTCCAAGCAGATGTCCTCGATTTCCGCCAGACGGTTCCGGGCTTTTTCAAAGCGGGCGCAGTACCCTTCATATTTGTGCTGGTATTCTTCCTGATCCTGCGCCTTATGCGCATTTTCGGAAATGGCCTTTTTTATAAGCTCCGTTACCACGTCGGCCTCATTCTGCAATTCCCCGCGCTCTGTATCAAGGTCGGAGGTATCGGTAAGTGCCTCGATTACCTCGTTATATGCCGCCAGTATTTCCGTCCGCTCATTCAGGATTGCATTAAAAGCGGAAAGGAAAGCCGCTTTGATTTCCGATTCCGTTAAGTGAAGCGTGTGGCAATGTCCGCCCTTATATTTGTTGTTGCATTGCCAGATCAGGCGGCGGTACTCGGTGTTGGAATCCCATACTTTACTGCCATACTGTCCGCCACATTCCCCGCAGAAAACTTTCCCGCTGAAAGGATGGGCGCTGCTCGTCCAGTGGCCGTCGGCCTTGCGCTGTTTCCACTCATACTGTACAAGGTCGAATACCTCCGGCGCAATGATAGCCGGATGACTGTTCTCTACATAATACTGCGGAACCTCGCCCTCGTTGACTTTTACCTTTTTGCTGAGAAAATCCACCGTGAATTTTTTCTGCAGGCGGGCGTCGCCCTTATATTTTTCATTCGTCAGAATACTTTCCACGGTCTTACTCCGCCAGATGGTTTTCCCGCCCGGAGTAGGGATACCCTCGCTGGTCAGATAGGCGGCGATTGCCGAAGGAGCCTTCCTGTAAAGGAACAGCCGGAAAATAAGCTGCACGATCTGCGCTTCCTTTTCAATGATCTCTGGCAGACCATTTTCGCCCCGTCTGTATCCGAGGAATCGCCCATAGGGCAGACTCACTTTCCCGTCGGCAAAGCGCTTACGCTGGCCCCACGTCACATTTTCGGAAATAGAGCGACTTTCTTCCTGTGCCAGCGAGGACATAATAGTGATAAGCAGCTCGCCCTTGCCATCGAGGGTATGGATATTTTCTTTTTCAAAAAATACCTCAATTCCTCTTTCTTTGAGCTTCCGCACTGTGGTTAAAGTATCCACCGTATTACGGGCAAAACGACTGATTGACTTGGTAATAATTAGGTCGATTTTTCCGGTCAGCGCATCGGCCACCATGCGGTTAAAGCCTTCGCGTTTTTTTGTATTCGTTGCGGAAATGCCTTCGTCGGTATAGACTGCCACAAATTCCCATTCTTCCTTTGACTGGATATAACGGGTATAGTAGTCCACCTGCGCCTCATAGCTGGTTAGCTGTTCTTCATTGTTGGTGGATACGCGGGCATAGGCCGCCACCCGCAGACGCTTGATGGCCTCATTGCTCAATACATTGATTGGAAGTTGGTCTTTCTTGGCTGGGATTATCGTTACCTTCGGCACTTTTACTGCTGGCATAATACAGGCCCCCTTTCCTTCTTTTTCATGCGGCGGGGAATGTCGTCCCTGCCCTTGCTGATCTGGTGGCCGTCCCGGAATATATAAATGAGAGAACCGTCAGCCTTTACCCGGATTTCCTGTATTTTCTTTTCAAAAATGGCAGGGTCAAATTCCGGCAGCCCCATAACCTCGGCTGCCACCTGTTCCATGACTGCCTCCGTGTAATGCTTCGCGGGGCAGAGGGCCTTGCCTTTCTGGTGCGTTGTCCGGCATATCCAGATTGCATTTTCCCGCGCTGTTCCGGGGCAAATGATTTTCCGTGTAAAGCTCTTACCGCAATTCTCGCAAACCACCTTCCCAGAAAAAGGGAATACCTTTCTTTCATAGGAACCGGAGCGGGGCTTGTAAATCGCTTTCCGCCGGGCGCGTTCTTCGATCACTCGTCGCTGAGTTTCTCTGTCAAGTATCGGCTCATGACTTTCCTCTACAAAGTATTGAGGCTTTTCTCCCTGATTGATTTTTTCTTTCTTTGTGATCGGGTCTACCCGGAAGCTCTTTTGCAGGAGCAGGTCGCCCACCGACTTTTCATTGCATAGCAGGCCAATAATGGAGTTACCGGAAAGGATGCCGCCATGCCTGCCACGGACACCGGCCTTTGCAAAGGCATCTTCCAGCTTATAGCGCCCATAACCGGCCAGATATAGGTCGGCAGCCAGCCGCAGCACCTCGGCCTCCTCCGGCACGATTTCCAGTTTGCCATTCACCAGCCGATAACCGTACATGGTGGCGCTCCACGGGAGTCCCTGTTCAAAATTTGCTTTAATCCGCCATTTCTGGTTCTCGGAAACCGAGCGGGCTTCTTCCTCCGCATAGGCCGCCAGAAGGGTCAGTAGAAATTCCCCGTCCTCGCCTAATGTATGGATATTCTGTTCTTCAAAATATACGTCTACACCGATCAGCCGAAGCTCCCGAATAGTTTTCAGCGTGATAACCGTATTTCTGGCAAAACGGGAAACCGATTTCGCAATAATCATATCAATCTCCCCGGCATGGCAGGCTTTTAAGAGTTTTTGAAATTCCACCCGGTTTTCCTTCGTGCCGGTCAGAGCCTCATCAGCATAGACACCAGCATACTGCCAACCGGGCGTTTTCTGTATCAATGAATTGTAATAGCTGATCTGCGCCGACAGCGAGTGCAGCGGGCCTTCCCTGCCGCTGGATACGCGGGCATAGGCCGCCACACGCTTTTCTTTCGGAGCCTGCTGCAATGTGGCAGGCGCTACTTTTTTAATAATGCGTTGCATATTACGCCCTCCTTTCAGGACACTGATGTTATAGGAAGCCACCCGAAAAAGAAAGCCTTTCCGGTGCAAAAAAACGCATAATTCCTGTCAATTTTCCTATTCAGAAACCGTCTGGCATAATCCTGCGGTCAGACTGTCTCCCCATCGTTTTCCGCTTTGCCGAAACGTGCCGCGATATAACATGGATGGGAGCAGTATTTTCTTTTCTGGTTCCCATAGCTCTGAAATTCCTTCCCACAATGCGCACAGGTCAAAGAATAAAAAGCCTTCTTGTTTACCAGATGTGAATGTTCCTTCCACCATATCCGGCGGCAGGCTTCGGAGCAGTATTTTCTTGCTGGGCGCTTTGGTTCCTGCGCCAGAGGCTTCCCGCATTGCCTGCAGGTCTGCCTGTCCGGCTTCTCCGCAATCCCGCCCAGCCCGTTGCGCCTGCAAAAGCTCTTAACTGTATTCAGGGAAATCCCAAGACGGGTCGCTATGGCCAGATAGCCATAGCCCTCGCCGCGTAAAAAACGGACACACTCTTTTTCTTTTTTTGTCATAAGACCACCTCCTAAAACACTGATGTTACCCAAACCACACCGAAAAGGAAGCCTTTTCAAAATAAAAAGCCACCTAAAACCGGCTTGAATTTATCTTTTAACCGGGCCTCAATGCGCAGGAAATCCTCCTCGTTTATCACGCCCTGCCGGAGCATGGTACGGGCCACGGCAAGGGCCGCCTGATACTTTTTCTCCCGGTCAAACTGTTCCTTTGTCATGTTCCGCCTCCTTATAAAAAATAAGGCGGCCCCGCAGAGCCGCCCATCCGCTTAGTTCGGGATTTTCAAGACCTGCCCGGCATGGATCACGTCCGAGGTAAGGCCGTTTAATTTCTTGATTTCAGGATACCGGGAGCCATTCCCCAGCTTTGCCGCCGCAATGGCCCATAGGCTGTCGCCTTTTTTCACCGTATAAGTGGCATAAGCAGCCTTACCGGTATAAACTGCCTTGCCTCCCTCGTCAAAGACCGAGTATCCGGCATTTTCGTCGGCGCACCGCTTGGCGTTATCCAGTACCTTAAACGCGCCCTTCTGCGAAGCCTTGTCGGCCCAGCTCTTGCGTACCCGGTACAGGATACCGGAAGTAGAGCCGCCGCCATTGCCGCCGGAGGTGCCGGAGAGCCTTTCCTTTACCGCCGCCCGGAAAGTGTCCATGTTCTTCCCATGCTTCGGAAACCAGTGCATGACATCCCCGTGATTGGAGGCAATGCCCTGCGCGTGGCCCTCGCTGTGGCAGATGATATTCTTCTCGGTCAGGCCGTATTCCTTACACAAATAGGCGCAAAGCTCCACCGCCTCGTTGTAGACCTTGCCGAAATAGGAAGCGTCCGCCAGATTGTCCTCGCATATCTCAAAGGAGATATGGGTATCATTGCCGCTCCCTTTGGGGCCGGAGCCGCAATGCCAGCCCCGGTAGTTCCACGGGAGCGTCTGGTAGGTTGCAACCGTACCGTCGGCCAGTTTTCCGATAAAGGCGTGGACGCAGACCTGCCGCCCGCCGGGCTTCTCCTGATTCCAGTGGTTGTTGTACTGATTTTTCCCCAAAAGGCCGTCATCCGGGCCGACATAGCGTTTCAGATTGGGATTGTTGGCCCCGGTGGAATGTACCATGATCCCTTTCGGGGCAATCGTGCGGCCTGCCTTGTAGCAGGCGTTTTCCGTCAGTATCCGTTTGTGCAGATTCATAGAAAAACCTCCTTCGGTTTCTGCCTCAAAAGCGACGACGCTGCCGGTGCCGTATCCATGCACCAGAGCAGCGCCGTCATAATAAAAGGCCAGTATTTCATTGTAGGGAACGCCGTTTCTTGCCGCCCACATACAACCCACCTGCGACATTCCCACGCCGTGGCTCGCTTTCTTGGGATTTTCTGCGCGGGTAGCTATATCCCACGGGTCGCCCTTATGCACATAGTAGGGATAGTCCCGGCTCCAAACCTCGCCGCTCCGCCTGCAGGTGCCGCCGTTGGAGGCGGAATAAAAGCAGTCCACCAGAGCGCCGCCATAGACAAGCACCTGCCCGGCGGTTTCCTTAACAGCCCGGCGGCTTTGCGGGCAGGTATCCATAAGGGAAGCCCGGAAAGCCTGAAAGCGGGTCGTATCATCCATGACGGTTCCCGCCTCTGCCCGCTTTACGGCAAAGGTGCGGGCGGCCACAGCCTGCGCTTTAAGAGCCTCCATGTGGGAGCCTTCGCCAATCTCGGCGGGAACCACGCCGCAGAGATATTCCTCCAAATCGAAGGAAACCGGCCCCGCGCCGAAGCGGGCCACATTCTCGGCGCGGGTCATGGTTACGCTGATCTTCATTCGCCGTCCCCCTTACCGCTCTTGTCGCTGTCCCGGTCATGGAGCTGCGCCAGCACGTCTTTTAACTTCTGCGGGATCGGCAGGCCGATCCGGGCGGAATTTTCCAGAAGGCTCACGCCCTCGTTGGAAATGTAAAAGAAGATCACCGCCGTGCGCAGCGCGTCCCCGGAGCCGATAATCTGCGCGTCGATCACATGGCCGATCCCCACCATAACGAAGATCAGCACCTTGCGGAAAATCCCTTTGAATCCCACCTCGCTGGATAAGCTCTTATCCACAATGGCGCACATTACGCCGGTCAGGTAGTCAATCACCACAAAGGCGATCAGGGCATAGAAAAAGCCGTCCAGCTCCCCGAAGAACCAGCCCAGCCCTCCTCCAATGGCGGCCATAACCACCTGCATCCAGTTCCATACATTCTTCATGTTTCAAATCCTCCTTCATATTTTGATATTGAAAAAGGACGCACAAAGCGTCCTCATTTCCGGGTATTAAGTTACCTGCTTCGGCAATGCCTCCCACAGCCGCATATCCTCCTGCCCCAAAGACCAGATGGCGATCCCCCGCAGCTTCCACCGGTAGGCCGCCTCGTTGGCCCAATAGACCAGCGAATCCACGTCCTGATAATACAAGATAGAAAAGCCGTCCGCGTCCCCAAGGAACAGCCGGGAAATCCAGACATTTATGTCCCTCGGAACGATCCGCGCCGTATAGTCCTGCCCGCAGGATAAGGCGAGCAGGTGGGAATGGAAAAAATCATAGTCGAGGGAAATCTCCTCGCTTCTGGTGGCGGTTTCCTCTATATCGGAGTTTACCGAAAACACCTGAAATTCTTCGTCCCACGTCACGCCGGAGCGGGCAATGCGCCCGAAGCTGGTCGTTCTCCCATCCGGGTATGCCACGTCAAAACATTCATACGGCTCATAGGCCCAAGCGTCCCCGGCCCGCAGAAGGTCACAGACAATAGTACCATCCGCCTGTATGCCCGCATAGCCGGAGGCAGCGCTCACCGTCGCCGTAAACCGCAGCGTATAGCTGGAACCGGAATATACCCGGACGCGGTTCCCGCGCTTTCGCATTTCCACCGTATAAAGCGTCGGGTCGCTGTGGATGGCGCTGGCCGGGGTTCTGGAAAAGCTGGCCGGGTAGCTCCCCAGCAGGGAGGAGCCTTGATACAGCTCCACCCGCTGGGTATCATAGTTTAAGCAGCAGAAGATATTCCCAATAAAGACACCGGCCCGCCCGCCGCCGCTTGGCGCAAAGCCCAGCCGCGCCCGGATATGCAGGTCGGAAAAGCCCTCATACTTCCACGCAAGCCGCCCGGAGCCTTCCAGCAGGGAATAGGGGCGGCTGTCAAAATAATTCTCCCGCCAGACCTCCCATTTCCCGGAAAGCGTCGTCCAGTAGCTGTCCGGCAGGGGCGTTTCATCCCGGAAGTCCTCATACCAGACAAGGGCGGAATCGGGCCTGCGCCGGAGCATTTCACAGGTCAGCTTAAAGCCCTTGTCCGGCATGGCCGGGTTGCCGTCCACATCCAAGAATTGCCGGGGCGAGAGGGTAAAGGAAGCCTCCCCGGCGCTGGCGGATTCGGAAAAGTCGCTGCATACCCGGAAGCCGTAAAACTGCACGCCGGGAACGCCGCCGCTGATCGTCAGGGTATGCGCCCCCGCCGCAAGGCTCATGCCTTCAGCAAAAGAAAGCCAGCAGGTGCGCCGCCAGTAGGGCCACCATAACCGGCTCTCCGAGAAAGACTTTGCCTGCCCGTCCACCGTCACCCGCAGGACGTTCTTATCCCAAAAGGGGAAACACAGCCTCACCGCCAGATCATACGTCCCGCTTTGCGCAATGGTAAAACGGTAGGTGGCGGAGCTTCCTTCCCCCAGCACCGTCATAGAATCGGAAACCGACACAATGCCAGAATGGCTGTCCGGCGTGCCGCCGCCCCGGTCAAGGTACACGGTGCCAAAGGCGGCCTTCTGCTCCTTGCCGTAAGCGGTCAGATAATGCCTGCGGTTATAGGTTCCACAAAGCAGCGGGTATTCAAAGCCTGCCGCGTCCCGGCCCTCCATGTAATCATAGACCTGTGGGAGCGCCCACGGCACCTTGTCGTAATCGTCCCAATAGGCCACAATGGGAATAAAGGGCTGGGGCGGCTTGTCGTCGGTAAAATTGTAGCCGCCGGTCATCCACAGCTTGGCGGCATAGTAGGTGTTGGAGGTTCCCCGGTAGGTCTTGCCGAGGTTCTCCGGCGTGTCGTATATCTGCCAGTTCCAGCCATAGCCCGGCAGGCCCATGAACAGCTTCTCCGGGTTCATGGCCCGAACCGCATAATCATAAATGCCTTCCAGCCAGCTCCGGGGCGATACCGGGCCGGGAGCGCTTCCAGCCCACGCCATCCCGTAAGACATAATGGAAGCCGTGTCGCAGTAAGCGTCGAGGTCGGCATAGACGCACCAGTTCTCACCGCCCACGGAGCCTTGCACGCCGGTCATGCCCGGCAGGCAGATATTGACGCGCTTGGCCGGGTTGTAGGCTTTGACGGTCTGGTAAATATCCCGGAACAGGGCATTTGCCGCCGCCCGGTTCTCATACCCGCCGCCGCGCTCCAAATCAATGTCGATCCCGGCGCACCACGGGTATTTTTCCATGATACGGACAATCTCGGACAAAAAGGTATCCTTCGCCCCGCCGGTATTATTGCGCAAGGCTGTAAAAATACTGGCTGTCCCGTGGTTCATAATGGTAAGGAGCCAGTGGATATGAGGCCAGCGGTTGATATAAGCCATCATGGAGGAAATACTGGTGCCGGTTTCGGAGATTGTACCGGAGGCGCTTACCTCAAAGGTGAAAATCCCCACCGTATCCAGCCGGTCGCCGTAATCCCGGAGGGCCTGATACATCCGGGCGTTCCCCATGAAGCTCCACACCATGCACCGCTTGCCTTTTAAGTAATCTCTCATAAACATTTACTCCTTAAAAATTGGCAACAAAAAAGCGCCCGTTTCCAGACGCTTCTTAATGATAGACACTTATATAAAACTCACTTAAAATGTGCGCATATCTAATAATCTATCTGCTGAATCACACAAATTATCATAGTGTAACAACTTAATATCTTCTTTCTTTAATTTATCCCTTTGAAGTCGATATGTCTTTTTATCAAAATCACTTCTAAGCCCTGCAACAACTACATAGTGCATCCTTGTGGTATCATACTTCAAAAATTCTTCCGGTAATTCTTCTTTTCCCTTTATCTCCTCAAAATATTTCCCTAAACTCTGGAAATTTGCATCAAGCCAAGTCTGCCAATCAGATATTTGATTTATACCTTTTCGGAAAACCTCACCTAAATTTCCATCTTTCAAAGTTATTCTTCCATTTGACTTTTCAAATTCGATAAATATAAACTCATACCCGCCTGAACCTTTTCCAATTAACAAATAATCCGCCCTATACTTTCCTTCAAAAGAAAACTCTGGAAATAAATATGCCTCATGATGCCCAAAATTAAATCTACCACATTCAAAAATAGAACCTATAATATGATAAGCTGGCGTTTTATTGATAAATCTCAAAACATCTAATTCAAGGGCATTTTCGCTATGCACTATTGCTTTGAATTTGTCATTAAGCACTTGTAAATTCCCCTGTTTCTTCATATCACTTAAATTTATATGATTATTGGGAAACAAACTCAAATAATGCTTTACAGCGGTTGGATATGAATCATACATATTGATTCTCCCAATAGGCCGCCCTTCTGTTTCAAGTTTAAGAATAGCTTGATATTTTTCCAACTCACTTGAAGTAATACTGCGATAATCTCTACTATATAAATTCATTTCAAGCTCTACCACCATTCCTATAATTTATAGCTCCATGCCTGCTCATTAGCGACATTGAAATTATACCTTAAAGCAACGTTCTTTTCAATGTGTTCACAAAATATCACCGCCTTCCTGCATTTCCTGAAACCGGAACAAGAGCCTTGCCGATTTTTTATCTTCCAGCGTGACCGGATGCTTGCTGTCCCCGGCGGCGCTGTACTGGAAAAATCCGTGCTTCCCGGCGGGCTGCCCGTTTTTCAGACATTCCCGCGCGGAGGCCAAAAGGGCCACTTCATCACCGGCAGTAAGCGCCATAGGGAACACCGCCTTATGCGCCCCTGCGCCGAGGCCCACGGATACGCTACCCGCCGCCATATCCTGCACCGGGTAGAGATAACAGTCCAGCCCCGCCGTATCAGAGCCGAGGTTAAAAAGCACCACCGTTTCCGCCGAGCGCACCACGCCGTTATAGAACCGGGGCGGGACAATGTTTCCTGCCTCCCGGTATTTTTGCAGCAGGGTTTCCGTATGGATCACATAGCCCGTCAGCCGGTCGCCTTCCTGCACCATAAGGTCGGTGAAATAAATCGTGCCGGTACAGTCGGAAACCAGCGGCTTCACGGTAACGCTCACCACGCGCTGATCCTGCTTTGTCAGAATGGTTTCGGAAAACCTTGTGAATTTTGCCGTCATACCCGCCTCCTTACCCGTCCTGCGTCCACTGTATCTCGCTCACATGACCCACCCAGCCGGTGGCAATGGAGCCGCCCTGCAGGAGCATATCCGTGAAATACACCTGCCCGGTGCAGTCGGTGACGCAGAGCCGGACGGTAATGGAGCGCAGGCGCTCATAGCCCTTCGGGGATACGTCGGCGGCCACCTGTGTGAAAAATGCCATAGAAAGCCTCCTGTTTAAAAGAGGTCAATGAACCGCGTTTCCGTGGAGCCGTCCTCATATTCAAAAGTAACCTCGATCCCCACCTGCCCGGCAGGGCCTTTCTTCAAATCCTCGGAGGCGATCTGCGCCGAGAAGGTATAGCTGCGGCGGCTGGCCGGATAGACAGTCTGCGCAAGGCTTTTTGTCATGCCAAGCACGCCCGTCGCCTTAAAGCAGGCCGTACCGGAAACGCCGTTCTCCGCGTCCACCTCAAAGCCGGAATTGAGCCAGTAGTTCATGCCGCTGTCCGCGCGGGAATTGCGCAGGTGGTTGAATGGCACAAGGTCTTTTACCTCCTGCCGGTCGATCACGTCGGTGGAGGCCAGCACGTCGGCGGCCTTATCCCATTGCGCTGAGGAATCCCCCAGCTCCCGCAGTGTCGTGGATAATTCCAGCACCGTTTTCCACGGCTCCTGCAGGTTATACTGGCGGCGCACCACGCGGGTTTTTACAGATAAATGCAGGTCTTTGTCGTCCACCGTCACAATGTCGCCCAAATCCCACGCCTCATGCTCATAGCCGGTTAAGGCCGACAAGTCCATAGCCGACAGCACATAGGAAATCCGTGGCTTTGCGTACTGCGCCAGCCTCATCTGCGTAAATTCAAGCATTTGATAAGGGTTCGTGAAATTCGAGCAGTCCAGCGTGGAAATGCGCACCTCACCTGTATAGGTGAAATCCTCCACATACTCCCGGTTATTGTTGATAGAGGCAAAAGTCATGCCGTCCTTTCCATAGGCATAAAGCCGGGTTACGAGGCTCCTTGTATCCACTACCCGCTGGATGGATTTCAGGTTTTTCTTATATGCGAACAGCGCCCCGGTATCCCTGCCGCCAAAGGTCAGCAGGTGGACGAGGCGGTTCGGGCAGTCAAAGATCAGGTCGCCGCCGTGGATATTCTGCGTGGCCCGGAGGATGGAAAGGGCGTTTTTCTCCGTACACTGCCATGTGCGCTTTGTAGTGACGTTCACCGTCCCCACCGCCCAGCCGGTATGTTCCAGCGCGTGACGCATAGGGGCCTCGGCGGTATCCGCATTAAAGTCCACGGTTCCCTTTTCTTCCGAAAAGGAAAGGTCATAAAAGGCCGCCTCCGCATACACCTGCGTCATGATCCGCCCGTCGGCATCCTTCGTATCCGTGAGCGTCCGGACGCGGTAAATATCATTCACGATCTGCACCTGCTTTTCATTGTCCAGCATGGCCCGCTTGGTGTCATGGAAGGGCAGGGAAAATTCCAGCGTATCCGCGCCGTTGACCTCGCTTGTCACGATAATGTCAAAGGCGTTTTCCAAAACCGCCTCCCATGCGCCGTTTGTATCCAGCACCACGGGCCGGGCAAAGCCCAGCTTTTCATAAGGGGCCTTCGGTATATCATGGAGCTGGATTTCCAGCACCTTCGGGCTGCGGGCCGTATCCTGCGTGGCAAGCGTTACCCGGAAACGGATATACTGCCGGTTCGGGGATTGCAGCTCGCCGTTTACGCCCACGGTCTGCCACGCCGACCATTCTTCCAGATCGTCGGAGGTGGCCGTTTCGATTTCCGCAATGGAAGTCACGCCCGCCGTATATTCGCTGGTGACGGATACCCGGCCCGTGCCGGAAAGAGCGCAGGGCGCGGCCTTTGTGACAAGCTGGCCGGTGGTGGGATATGTCCCGTCAGCGCCTTGCCGCAGGGTAACGCTGCCCGGCTCCAAAAGCGCGTCCACCAGGCCGCCCATATCCCCGCCGATGGCGGAAAGGGAGGCTTTGAAATATTCCGCCAACTCCTCCGCCGTAAGGGGAGAATCCGTATCCAGAAACCAGTCGTCAAAGCCGCCCGCGTAATAATACTGCTCCGCGTGCATACCCATCACCAGATCGGCCACGCAGGAACGGTTCAGCTCCCCCGTCCATGAAAGGGAAGCGGAAATAAAGACCGCACCGCTTCCCCGGTCGCCGACCACATAACAGGCCCGCTTATTGTCCGGCTCGATCACCGCCGCGATAAAATACCAGCCATTATTGGCAAAGGAAAAAGGAGGCGTGACCGATTCGTCCAGTATCAAAGAGCCGGAGGAATTATAGAGCATGAGCCTCGGCTTCCCCCGGATCAGCGAAAGGTAAAAGACAGGCTGGCCCGGCCCCTGCCTTGTGTTAAAAATCGGGCAGTAGGTATTCCCCACCGAGTAGGTGGTGGGGTTCATCCAGCCGCCCACAATGAGCCGCGCCCCAAGTCGTGCAAAAATCGAACCATCATTGACTGCCCGCAGGCAGGTTTTCTCGCTGGCAGGGTTGGTGATGTTCATTCGGAAATACCGGCCCTTCTGTCCCTGCCGTAAACTGGCGCTTGTACCGCTCCAATGCACCACCGTAAAATCCCGGCCATTGCCGGAGGAATCGGCCAGCCGGTCATTGCCATCCGGGGCGGCTTCATTGAACCGCCAGAGGCCGGAAGCCGCGCATTCTGCCGGAAATTCCCCGGTAAAATCCTCCTGCGCCGTCAGTATTGTTTTCACCGCCATAGCCTCACCTCCATCTGCTCTTGGCCTGTATGCGAAGCTCGGAAAATGCCGCGCCCCCGGCCGTCCCGATCTCCACTATATTCAGGCCCTGCCGCAGGACGGGGAAATTCAGCTCCTGCAGGCAGGGCAGGCCGTTCCTTAATGTATTCCCGGCGCTGTCCGTCACCTTTGCCGTTACCATACCGGTGTCGATCACCAGCACTTCCCCGGCAGAAAGCGGGCCGACAATGCGAAGCTCCTCGCCGTTTGTCTTTATGGAAATGTAGCCGGAGGAAACCGCCCCCTGCAGTACATAGACCGGCTCCGAATCCGTATTCCCCACCAGCCGCACGACCTCCTGCGCCCCGGTTCCGGTCAGCACAAAGGCTTCATCATCCAGCGCGTACCCGTAAGGGTCGGGGCACAGAAAGCGCAGGGAAAAGGCGCCAGCCGCCCGAAGGAGCCGCTCACAATCCACCGCGTCCGACAGCCGCGCCTGAAAATACCGGTCGGGAACGTCGTCCAAAACAAGCTGTTTCAGTCCCTGCGCAGGGTCAAGCCACGCGGATACCCGGTCTAAGACGGATACCAGCGCGGCAAAGGTCTTCTGCGGGAAAACATTGCAGCTTATGTCAATGTACCGCTCCCCGCTGTCGGCCCCGAAATCCGCGAGGCCCGGCTTTCCGGGGACGGTTTCCGTATTGCTCCGCACCGAAGGCGAAGCCTGCCAGCCCGTCAGGCGGGCCTTGACCTTCATGGATTGCGAGGATACCCCGCCATATTGAAAGCCCATAAAAAAGCCCTCCTTCGTCGTCACAAACTACATATCGCTCACTTCCGCACAAGTGCGAAAGCTCACTCATTCCGTTGTACCTCCTCTCCCCACAAAGCCTTCCGGCTTTGCGGGGTTCCCCTAAGCAGTGATAATGCGGCCCTGTGCGCGGGAGCCGGTCTGCATGAGGTTATAAAGATCCTGCGAGATTTTCCGTATATCCTCCTCGCTGCGCACGATCATCTGCTGTACCATGACGAGCGGGCCGCCGCCCGCCATGAAACCGGCCCCGCCGGATACGCCGCCGGACACATTCGCATTTGCATTGACCGAGAAATCGGTAGGGATCGCGGTCTGTATATCCTCGGCGAGCTGGTTCATCACGCCGTCAATATCGGCGCTCATCTTCTCAGCGGCAGAAACCGCGTCCTTCCCGTTGGTATCAATGGAACCGGCAAGGCCCTTCACCATCATTTCACCAATCCACGCCATTTCCGTGGACGGGGAATGGATACCGAAGAAGTCGCAGATACCGTCCCAAATCGACGAAATCCAGCCGGACACCTTATCCCAAATCCAGCCTGCAAGGCTCTGGATACCAGACCACAGGCCCTGCACAATGTTCTTGCCGATCTGGACGATAGACACCGCCGCTTGGCCGATCCCTTTCAAGATAGCCAAAACGATCTGCGGCAGGGAGGCCACCAACTGCGGGATGGCCCGCACCAGCCCCACGGCTAACTGAACCACCAGTTTAATCCCCATCTCCACGATTTTCGGGAGGTTGTTTGTGATAAAGCTGATAATGGACGTGATAATCTGCGGCAATGCCGCGACGAGCCGGGGCAGTGCGTTCAGAAGGCCCTGCGCCAAGCCCTCGATAATAGAGAAGGCCGCCGCTAAAATCTGATCCATGTTGTCGAGCAGCGTAGAGCAGATTAAAAGAATGGTCTCCACAATAGAAGGAATCAGCTCCGGCAGCGCCTCGCCAAGTCCCTCCGCCAAAGTGACGATTACCTGAATGGCGGCCTCGGCAATCTGCGGCAGGTTGTCTAAAATCCCCTGCGCCAGCGTCAAAACCAACTGCAACGCGCCCTCGGAGAGCTGGGGCAGGGCCGAAACCAGTGCATTAAGGAGCGTCAGGACAATATTCGTCGCCGATTCGATCAGCACGGGCAGATTGTCTAAAATGGCCCCGCCGATACTCGTCACGATATTCAGGCCCAATTCCAGAAACATGGGCATCTTCTCCAAGATCACGTTGGAAACGCCCTCTATGGCGTTTCCGATAGCCACGCCGATCTGTTCAAAATCCCCGTTGGCTGCGTTGATTTCATTGCTGAGTGTGGAAAAAACATCGGTGATCCCCGCCGACATTTCACTTGCCAGCGGCAGGAAAACGCCCTGAATGGAGCGCTTTGTCCCCTCTATGGCGGAATCAAGGTCATTGTATTTTATCTGGTTGATCTGCGAGAGTGCGTCGTAGGTCTTGCCCGCGCCGTCCTCCATGCTGGCCAGCACCGGCAGGACGCTTCCCTGCAAATCCTCAAACTGTGTGCCGAACAGGTTGACCGCCGCCGTATTCTTGGCAATGGGATCGTCCATACTGTCAAGCGCATTGACGACCTCGAAAAATGCCTCCCTTGCCGAATCCCCGCCAGCGGCAAACCGGGCCGCCATAGCGTCCGCGTCCATGCCAAGGGCCTGAAAGGCTTCGGTGGTGGTATTGCTTCCGTCGATCACGCGCAGGTTAAATTCCTTTACCGCGTCGCCCACCTTATCAATCGAAAAGACACCGGCTTCGGAACCGCTGATCAGACCGCTCACAAATTCGTCTGCGGAGAGGCCGAGGGCAGCGTACTGTGCCGAGTATTCGTTGAGAGTGTCTAACAGGTCGCCGTTCTGATCTGCGCCGTTCTGTGCGCCCACGGCAATGATGTTATAGGCTTCCTCTGCGGAAAGGCCAAAATTTTTCATTAAGGCGTTTGCCGTCCGGGCGGATTCCTGCAGGTCATACCCGAAGGTGTCCCGCAGGGCGAATCCGAATTCCGTGGCCTTCTGCAGTTCCTCGTCCATAAGGCCGGTGGTTTTCTGCACCGCGGAAATGCCTTCCGCCACGTCCTCCAAGCTGTCGCCGAAATTGTTTGTATATACCCGGCGGGCCGTTTCACCAAGCGCCTCCAATTCCGCGCCGGTGGCCCCGGTGGAGGCGGAAATCTGGTTCACCGCCTGATTGTACTCGTCGCCCAGCTTCACAAGCCCCACGCCTGCGGATATGGCGGCGGCACCGATAGCCACGACGGCGGCAGCCACCACCGCGCCAATCGTCTTTGCAATGCCGCCCAGCTTTTCAAACCGGTTCCCGGCATCCTCCGCCTTCCCGGCGCTTTCTTCCAACGAATCGCCGAAATCGTCGGCTTGGTCGCCTGCCTCGTCCAGACGATCCCCGGCTTCCTCCAATGCCCGGTTGTTCTCGTCCAGCTCCTTTTCCATATCGTTCAAGGCTGCTCTGGCGTTGTTGAGCTGAATCTGCCATTGCTGCGTGCGCCGGTCATTTTCCCCGAAGGAAGCGGTGGCGTTTTGCAGGGCCTGCTCTAAGGTGCTGATTTTCTGTTTCTGCGTATCAATCTCTTTGTTCAGGACACGGTTGCGGGCCGTGATCGCCTCCACCGATTTATCCTGCCTGTCAAACTGCGAGGCCACAAGGTTCATTTCCGAGCCAAGCACCTTAAAAGACTGGTTGATCTCCGCGAGGGCCTTCTTAAATTCCTTCTCGCCCTCCACGCCGATCCGCAGGCCAAAATTGTCCGCCATGACTGTGCCACCTCCTTCCCGGAAAAATTAAAACTTATCTTCAAATCCCGTATGGGATAATGTCGTCAATGAACAGCTCCCGCTTCGGCTTTGCAAGGCCGGTAAACTGCTTGTGGCACTCCCACAAATCCAGCAGATACCCGAAAGGCATGAGCCACGCCTCCTCCTCGGAACGCCGAAGCGGCACCGTTGCATAATAAATCAGCCGGGTAAACAGTTCTTCGTCGCTTACCCGACCGGCACGTTTTTTGGGTCTGCCTCGCTCTCTATGTGGCGCTTGGTTCCCCGGAACATAGCCTCCATGATCGCATCCTTGTATGCCGCCAGCTCCAACGGGGAAGTGAGAAGCTCCACCTCCTCCGCCGTAAGCAGGGGCTTCGGCTCCTCCTTATGGCGCAGGTTGTAAATCAAAAGGCTCTGGTTCGCCATAAGCACGATTAACCAGATAATTTCATCCAGCGCCATCTCAAAGTTCTCCGATTTCATCAGCTTCGTGCCGAGGTTTTCCAGCCCGCCATAGCGGCCCGCGATCTCCTTTGTGGCCCTCGTCGTCAAAATAAGCTGGTATTCCTCGCCGCCAATCGTAATGTTAGCGGCCCTGTCCTGATCTGCTATCATGCCGCGCCTCCTTCCGCCGTTTCATAGACCGGCTCGTATACTTCCTGATACCAGCCGGAAATAGTGCTGGCCTGCACGCCGGTGTCGTCCTCGTTCACCTCCGCCTTCCACGGATGCTCGTTCTTCCCGTCCACCTTATTGCGGCGCAGGATCGTCCCTTCAATGGTAGGCGTGGAGAAGGTGATGGAATCCCCTTTCGTTTGCAGGTTCGTACCCGGAACCGCAAATTTTACCCGGTACAGCCAGAAATAACGGTAAGTGCCGTTTGCCTTGCGGGCGCGGAATCCCACGGCCACCGGTGCGCCGTCGTTTTCGCTGGCGGAAATGAGAACGCCGTTTTTATCCGCCTTCGCCCCGGTCAGCGCCTCGGCGGAAGATACGCCTATATCATCCACGCCCAGCGACAGGGTTCCGCTCTTAAATTCCTTTACGATCTCCGCCGCGCCGTCGTCGGCATACAGCGTGGCCTCGTTTAATTCAATCGAAAGCTCGGCGGTCATTGCCTTCGCCAGCATGACCGGGGTTCCGTAGGTTTCGTCGCCGTTCTCGCCCTCGGTGATCGGGGCATAAAACAGCTTGTCAAGTCCAATCGTCGCCATGATCTAAACCTCCATTTCATAATGTTTTGCCACGTCTATGGCATAGTGATGATAGCCGGTGTCGTCCTCATGGCCGATATACCGGCGGTCGGTTATGGAAAAGTCCGCCACCAGAAGGGCGCGGACGATCCGGTTTTTCTGTCTGGTATAGCTGCCCCTTTTGAAGAAGGAAAGCCGGGCCTCCTGCACCTCATACTGCGGCAGGTCGTCGGCATGAAAGCCGAAGCTGTCTGAAAGGGGCGTGATAACCAGATATTCCTCCGGCGGCGTATCCTGAAACACGCCGGTTTCTATGGGGATACCCAAAGGGTCAAGCGTACCGTTCAAATCTTCCAGCAGGCTCACAGCTTTTCCACCTCCCTCTCAAAAGCGGCCTTCATGGCCTCAATACAGGGAGCGCGGGCCGCCGACCTTGCCGGTTTCATAAAAGGCTTTGCAGGTTGCCCGCTTTTCCCGTATTCGAGGACGTTGGCAATCATGGCATTGCTGCGCCCATCCGGGCGCGGCTCCGAAAAGCCAACCTTCACGTTGTAATTGCCGTCCCGGTCAATCTTGGCCGGGGTAACGCCGAGGGCGGAAAGCAGCTCGCCGGTGGAGCGGGATTCTTCCTTGGTATCCCGGCCAATCACCGCGCTCAGATTCGCCCGTACCTTCTGCTCCACGACCTCGCCGCCTGCTTCCAGCACCTTCGGGATGATCTCGTCGGTCTTATCCCCCAGCCGGGAGAGCCTGAGAAGAAATTCCTCCGGTATTTTTACCTGCACCTTAGCCACGTCGTCACACACTCCTTATCCTTCGCTTCCGCATAAGTGCGAAAGCTCACTCAATCCGTTGCTCCTCCTTTCCCCACAAAGCCCTGCGGCTTTGCGGGAGCCCCGGAGTCCACCACCTTTTTTGCTAAAATCTCCACATACATCCCGCGCCCCTTTACGTCCTCCACGCTGGTAATGTCATACCGGCAGCCCCCACAGCGCAAAAAGAGCTTTGTCGTCACCTGCAGGCCGGGAATGATACGGAACCGGAACAGGTCGGTAGCCTCCGAAAAGGCCGCCCGGTTGGCCCAGCGTTCGCTTCCATACCGGGCCTCATGGTAGGCCCGAACCTCCGCCAGCACCGTATCCTGCGGGGAGGCAAATCCCTCGCTGTCCTTCACGTTCTCGGTGAGGATTAGCTGGATGGGCGTGCGCATCTTTCCAAAGCTCATATCGTCGTCACAAACTCCTTTTCCCTCGCTTCCGCATAAATGCGAAAGCTCGCTCAATCCGTTGCTCCTCCTCTCCCCACAAAGCCCTGCGGCTTTGCGGGGTTCCCCTTATACCTTCCAATCCCGGTCAAGGCGCAAAAGAAGGTTGACCGTATTCCATACCTGCTGCCCGGCCTGAATGTTATCCGCAAAGAAGCCGCCGGTGCTGCCGTCCCGGCTTTCGTAAAAATGGGACGACAGCATGATAACGGCCTGCTCGGTGGTGGGCGGCATGGGATTGTCGGCATAATAGCCCGTGGGGATATGCTGGTAACTCTCCGCATAGGAAAGGGCCGCCGTGATATAGCCACGAAGCAGCCCGTCGTCCTCGTTATGGGAAAGGATCAGATTGTCCTTTACCTTTTGCAGTAATTCCTCCATGCCGCCACCTCACAATCAGGCAGCAGCTTTCATCTGCATGACCTTCACGGCCTCTGGCAGAATGAGCTTCCCGTCCACGCGCTGGGTCGCAAGGAAGCCCACCTGCCCGGTAGGCGCATACAGCTCGCCGAGGCGGCGGAAGGAACGGCCCTGCCGGTCAGCCACCCAATAATAAGACAGGTCGCCGAACAAGATAGATTTTGCGCCAGCCGCAAGGGCAGGCATGAAAGCGGACGTATAGACCGGGCGGTTTAACAGGGTATCCGGCGCTCCGGCAGTAAGGCTGGGCTGCCACAGATACTGGCCGTTGTTGTCTTTGAGCTTGCGCAGGGCCTTCACGCTCGCGTCGTTCATCACGAATACGGCGCTCCGGCGATAGGGCGCTTTCAGGGAATAGAACAGGTCAAAGATTTCATCCGCCGTAAAGGCCGCAGCCCCGGCAGCAGTAACGCCCACCTCCGCGCCGCCCGTTTCCGCCAGCACGCCCAGCGGCTTGCCGGTGCCGTCGCCGGTGAAGAAGGCTTCCTCCTCCTTGTTGCCGATCCGGCGGGCAAATTCACGGGAAATGTAGGCTTCAAGGTCAAACACGCTGTCATTCAAAAGTTCCTCGGATACCTTAATCATGGTGCCGAGCTTGTAGGCCCCAATGGATACCTGCCCGAAGCTGTCGTCGCTCTCCGGGATCGCCCCTTCCTCGCCCACCCAAGAGGCGCTCCCTTTGGAGGCCACCACGGGGATCTTCCGGTCACCGGAGCTGGTCTGGATCACATGGGCCAGCGTGCGGAAAATGTTCTGCTCCTCCAATGCCTCCACCAGCGTGCGCTCAAATTCATCCGGCACCAGATAGCCGCCCTCGGAATCCGTCCCCACCTGCAGGGCGTTCATCACCTCCGGGGAGGGCATCTTGCTCCGCATCACATTCCAGAAGGATTTCCGGTATTCCGCCGTAGCTCGGCCCGTCTTTTCCTCCCCGGCAGGGGCCGCAGGCTTGCCGGTGATCGGCGTATTGACAGCCCTGTTCAGCTCCGCGTCCAATGCCTGCTGGCGCTCCAAGCGGTCAATCTCTTTTCCGAGGTTCACCACGTCGGCCTCCATCTTCTCATAGGTCGCCACATCCTCTGCGGACAAAAGGCCGTCGGCCCCGCGCTTGGAATCCAGAAATGCCTTCGCCGCGTCCCACGCCTTTGCGCGCTTGGCGCGCAGTTCCAAAATCATGCTCATAATTCGTTCCTCCTTAAAATTTCAATAAATTAAGCCGCTCATAAAGCGGCTTTGCAGGTTGTTTCTGTTCGGTTTCCTCTGCCTCACGGGGCAGCTTATTCAACAGGCGGTTTGTCACCGTCCGCCGCGAGAACGCGAAGCTCTCCGGCTGGGGCGGGGCGGGATCGTCCGCCGCCTGAAACAGCAGGTCGTCGGCAAAACCCAGCTCCACGGCCTTGTGGGCGGACAGCCATGTTTCCGCGTCCATAAGGTGTGAGAGCCGCGCCCGCGACAGCCCGGTCTTGATCTCATAGGCATTGATGATCGACTCCTTTACTTCGTCTAAAAGGGCAATGGCTTTCTTCATTTCCTCCGAATCGCCCATTGCCACGGTCAGCGGGTTATGCACCATCATCAAGGCTGTGGGAGCCATCAGGACGGTGGTGCCAGCCATTGCGATCACGCTGGCCGCGCTGGCGGCAATGCCGTCAATCTTCACCGTGACCGCGCCCTTGTAGTCCATGAGCATACTGTAAATCTGAGAGGCGGCCACGCAGTCCCCGCCGGGGCTGTTGATCCATACGGTAATGTCGCCCTCGCCGGATAGAAGCTCCGCCTTAAAGGCCGCCGGTGTCACGTCGTCGTCAAACCAGCTCTCCTCGGCAATGGTGCCGTTCAGATAAAGAGTGCGGTTATCCTCATTCCGCACCCAGTTCCAGAATTTATTCACTTGTCTGTCCCTCCGTTTCTTTTTGATCTGCAAAGGCCCCTGCGTCGGCCAGCTTCGTCATGGAGCCGTTCACCAGATACAGGTCGCCGCCTTCCTCTGCCGGGATACGGTCGAGGTTTTCCAGCTCCCTTATATCGTTGGTACTCATCCAGCCGTTCTGCCTCGCCACCGCATAACCGTTCATGCGGCTCTGGTAGTCCCCGCGCAAAAGGCCGTCCACATTGAATTTGATGAAATACTCCCGTTTTTCCTCCTCCGTAAAAAGCCGCCTTTTCAGCGACTGCTCCCAGCGGCATATCCACGGGTCGAGGGTATATTTGACAAATTCAAGGCTCTGCTGTTCGATATTGCTGAAACTGGATTTTTCCAGATCGCCCACCATGTGGGGCGGCACCCGGTAAATGCGGGCGATCTCGTTGATCTGGAATTTCCGCGTTTCGAGGAATTGCGCCTGCTCCGGGGAAATGCCGATAGGCTGGTACTTCATCCCTTCTTCGAGGACGGCGATCCGGTGGGCGTTGCCGCTGCCCTGATAAGCCGCGTTCCAGCTATCCTTTACCCTCTGCGGGTCTTTGATGGTGCCGGGATGTTCCAGCACGCCGCCCGGCGCGGCCCCGTTGGCGAAAAACTTCGCCCCGTATTCCTCGGTGGCGATAGCAAGTCCCACCGCGTTCTTTGCCATAGCAAGCGGCGAGTAGCCCACGATCCCGTCATAGCCGAGGCCGGGGATATGAAGCACCTGCTCCGGCGGCAGGTAGACCTGCCCGTTTTCCGTATCCACCGGGGAATCGTCGGAGCCGCGCGTATAAAGGTAATAGAGATGGCCCGCGCTGTCCCGGTCAACCGTCATTTTGTTCGGCATCAGCGGATACAGCCCCACCACCTCGCCCCGCGCGTTTCGGATGATCTGCGCGTAGGCATTGCCATATAAGAGCAGGTGGCCCATCAGGGTTTCCCGGAAATTGAACGAGGTCATCTCCGGGTTGGGTTCGTCATGGAGCAGGCGGTAAAGCGGATGATCCAGCGCTTTTTCCTTGCTGCCGCCCTCGGTATAGCGGTACAGGTGGAGCGGAAGCCCGGCCACCGCCTCGGACAAGATACGGACGCAGGAATAGACCGCCGTCATCTGCATGGCCGTCCGCTCATTCACCGGCTTGCCGCTGGTGGTGCGCCCGAAGAAAAAGCTGTACTGGCTGCCGCCCAGCGAATCCTGCGGTTTATCCCTCGCCTTGAACATACGGGAGAAAATATTCATAGGATCAAAAGCCCCCTTCCGTCATAAATAGAAGCGCCGGTATCCCCGCCGCCCCGGATGGCCCGGTCAAGCGCCATAATGGCGGCCACCGCGCCGTCTATCTTTTCTGTGGATTTCTCCTTATCCGGCTTCACATTGCCTGCCGGATCGGTGCGCACATGGATGTTGTCCATCATCCACCGCAGAACCGGATGGCCGCCGTGGGCGATCTTCTCGTCCAGCGTCAGGCGCATAAGCTCCTTTGTGGGCGGGGACATATCCTTAAAGCCCTGCCCGAAGGGAACCACCGTAAAGCCGAGGCCCTCCAAGTTCTGCACCATCTGCGTCGCGCCCCAGCGGTCAAAGGCGATCTCCCGGATGTTGTACTTCATGCCGAGTTCTTCAATGAACGCCTCGATAAAGCCATAATGGACGACATTGCCCTCTGTGGTTTTTAAGAAGCCCTGCTTTTCCCACACGTCATAGGGGACGTGATCCCGGCGCACCCGCAGTTCCAGATTGTCCTCCGGTATCCAGAAGAACGGCAGGAGGATATATTTGTCGCCTTCGTATTCCGGCGGGAATACCAGCACAAAAGCGGTTATGTCCGTAGTAGAGGACAAATCCAGCCCGCCATAGCAGGCCCGGCCCCGCAAAGCCTCCGGGTCTGCCGCATAGGCGCATTTGTCCCACGCCTCCATCGGCATCCAACGGACGGCCTGCTTCACCCACTGGCAGAGCCTAAGCTGCCGGAACAGGTTTTCTTCGGCGGGGTTCTGCCTTGCGCTCTCGCAGGCCGCTTCCAGCTTTTCTATATCCACCGTAATGCCAAGGGAGGGGTTAGCCTTTTTCCACACCTTCGGGGAAGTCCAGTCGTCGCCCTCGTCCGCCCCGTAGATCACCGGATAAAAGGTGGCATCCACCTTGCGCCCGTCCAGAATGTCCTGCGCCTTCTGGTGTACCTCATAGCAGATCGAGTTGGTATCATTGCCCGCCGTGGTAATGAGAAAATAGAGGGGCTGCTTTCTCGCGTCGCCGGAGCCGTGGGTCATAACGTCGTAAAGCTGGCGGTTCGGCTGTGCATGAAGCTCGTCGAATACCACCGCATGAACATTGAGGCCGTGCTTGGTGTAGGCTTCCGCCGACAGCACCTGATAAAAGCTGTTCAGCGGCTTATAGATCAGGCGCTTTTGGGAAAGCACCGGTTTAATGCGGGATTTCAGTGCCGGGCATTGCTCCACCATGCCGCAGGCCACATCAAAGACAATGGATGCCTGCTGTCTATCGGAAGCACAGCCGTACACCTCGCCGCCGTATTCCCCGTCGCCGCAGGTAAGCAGAAGGGCCACCGCAGCGGCCAGCTCGGATTTCCCCTGCTTCTTGGCAATCTCCACATAGGCCGTATTAAACTGGCGGTATCCGTTGGGCTTCACAATACCGAACAGGTCGCGGACGATCTGCTCCTGCCAGTCAATGAGGTCAAAATTCTGTCCGTACCATTCGCCCTTTGTATGTTTCAGGCAGCCGATAAAATTCACCGCCAGATCGGCCAGCTCCCGGTTATAGGAGGAGCCGTCCGCCATAAAACGGGTGGGCTTATAGGTCTTTAACTTTCGCAACGGCAAACGCCTCCTTTCTGCGAAAAATGGGAACAAAAAAGGAACCTCCCCGGAAGGAAGCCCCTTAAAGATAATTTTTAAGTTTTACGGGCCGGGCCTATTTCCCGGCTTCATACAGCACGTTTCTGGCGTAGGTAATGCGGAGGATTTCTTCCGGCGTATAGTCTGCACTCCGGCCAAAAAGCTCCTCAAACTTCCGGCGGTCTGCCGCCACAATGCTCCATGAATTATAGTGGCTGCCACAGTCCCCGCGCAGGGAGAACGCCTCCGTCTTGAAGGTAAACTCCTTTTCGTTTTTGCGTATGGTGACATTGACCGTCTTTGCAGAGGTCGCCGCCATTGCCGCCGAGATTTTTTTAATGAGATGCACCGGGTTCCCCGTATCCGCCAGAATGGCCCGGTATTCCTTCAAAACCGCGTCATGATACAGGAAATCGAACAGCATGTTTTCCTGATTTTCCGCCATATAGTCCTCCGCCTGTTTCTGCGCATAGCCCTCCGGGTCGGCGATATAGGAAAGAAGCGAATCCTCCTTCCAGCGATCCGGGGCATAGTGGCAGGAAAATGTCTGCGCTTCAAAATCCACCGTATCCAGATAACGCCTGCGGGCAGTATCCTTTGCGTCGTAATTATGAATATATTCCAGACGGCTCAAAAGTTCGCTGTCTGTAATCTCCGCAATCTGCAGGTTGCCCCGGTCATTGCCGATAACCGCCTCCACCTTTTCCTGGACAGCCTCCTTTAATTTCTCCCGGAGCGTTTCGGAAGACCTCTCCTGAACGGCCTCCGGGCTTTCCGCAATGTCAGAGAAGCTATACTGTATATCATACAAAAGGCCGTCCTTCCGGCAGTAGATTCCGGCATATTTGAAAGTACCGCCCCTTGACAGGGCTTCCTTGTGATAGAGCTGCTGGCAGAACAGGTATTCAAAGTCCGCGCTTTTCTCGATCCGCACCATGATATAAGTGTGGCCTCCATCCCGAAAACAGCAGGGGCCAGCGTCGCCGGAGGCCAGCCAGTTTGAAAACAAATCATTCATGCTCTTTACTCCTTCCCGCATATTCCAGATGTTTGCATTGCTCCACCGTGGCCGCCAGCATATCCGCCAGCAGGGTTTCAAATTCCCCCTTATCAATCACCGCTTTCATGGTTACGCTCTCGAAGGGGAAGTAGGCCCCGGCCTCACGGTCGTACCGGCACGTCCACCATTCGTCGCCGCCGTTGATCTGATTACAGAAGAACAAGTCCTTGTATACCACGCCCTGCCGAATACTCCAATTCCCATGTTCAAAGAATAACTTCAACATGGCAATGTCCTCATACTCGCAGAAGGTATAGGGGCTGTCTGCTTCCAAGCAGGGATCGTCATGGAAGGGGATGCCGTGGCGCTTTACCCAGCAGTTGCGCTGGCACAGGGCCACCAGCGTTTCGTGCAGCTCCGGGGATATGTCCTTTCTTGCCGCCCGCATGGGGCTGTATTTTTTCTCGTATTCTTCTCTAAAATCGCTCATAGCCGCCCTCCTTACATGGCATACCCGGCGCACCGGATGATTTCTTTGATTGCGTTCATGGCCCGCTTGGGGCTGGAATAGTCGCGGGTGCCGGTATGCCGCCCGTCCTCGAAAAGCTGGACGATTGGTACGCCGAAGCTGATATATGCCGCGATCCGGTAGGTGCGCTCCTGCTCGCCATAGAAGGCCACCGGTACGGTATGCCGCCATGTGCGCTCATAGATAAATTGTCCGTCGCGGGCAGTCGCTCCGAGGTACTGAAAGCCGTTGTCGTGCATAAGTTCCACGAAGGCCGCCTGCTTCATTTCTGCTGTCTGTTTCATTGAAAAACCTCCTTTTTTGATGTGGACAGAGATTACTCTGGAACACCTGAAAAGACAAGGCTTCACAACAAAAAAAGCCCGGAAATTCAAGCTTTTTGAGTATTCTTAATAGCAGTTGTGGGCGGTGTAGGCGATTTCCCAAACAGCGTCCCGCAGGCCGCTTTTGATGGTCTGCTCCGCGCCAAGCTGCGGGTTCGGCCTGCCCTCCACTACCAGATAACATTCGATCCGTTCGCCGTCCGGCCTCTTGGCCCACAGCCAGTCGCCTGCGGCTTCATCCATAGAAAGCAGGAAGCAGTTTTCCTTTTCTTCCAAGTAGTCCAGATAGCCCCAACGGATACGGACAAGGCTCTTGCCGATACTTTTCACCGACCAGCGCCAGTTCTTATCCTTCTTATCCTGCTCCGCCACCAGCTCCCGGATATAGTCCTTATAATTTCTCAAATCTATCATGGGTCGTTCCTCCTTGTTTTTTGGTGTGACACAGATTACTCTGGAACGCCCCATAAGACAAGGCTCACCGACGAAAAAAGCCCGCTTTCGAGCTTTTTTCTTTTGGTTAATGCCTCTGGTGATAAGTATAGTTGATCTCCCGGAAGCTCACATATTTTCCGGCGATACAGGCTGCATATCCCTCCCCGCTCTGTATCTCAAAGGCACATTCCCGCCGCAGGTACACGCCCTCAAAATCATCATTGAAAGCGTCCTCCGTATCATAAATGTCGATACTGTCCTCCGCAATGTTCCGGGCTTTGGGCGTATCCAGAGAAAGGTCAATCTCAAACGCCTCGTTTACTTCCTGCAGATGGCTTTCCAGCCATTGCCAGTGATCCCGGCGCATATCAGTCACCGTCCATTCTGGCACCGGGGAAGCGGGCAAGGAGCCGCTCCCATAGATCGCTGGTGCCGGTGGCCGCTTCCTCCATGACCGCAGTAAATGGGAATAGATAAAGCGCCATTCCCGCGCCCGTATCCTCATTTACCCACACTTGGTTTTCGCGTATATCCAATATAAAGTAGCAGGCGAAATCCGCCGCCTTATGATCCGCTATTTTCTGCCATGCTGTCTCGGAAATTTCCTCTGCCTGCGGTATCCGTTTTCTGATCGGCAGGGGAGTACCGGCTGCACCGGCGCGGTTCTCATAAAGGAAGCGGGCAAAATCCACAAGCCCCGAAACCGCCGGGGCGGAAAAATACCGGGATTTCCCGTCGCCTTTTATCTCAAAAGCACAGCCTTCATTCTTCATTTTCCGTCACCTCCACAAAATAAAAATGCTCCAAAGCCTCGCCGTTAAAGCCCTGTGCCAGCAGAAACGCTTCCGCCTCCGGCTGGTTTGCACATATGCGGGGCTTTTCGTTCTCGTCCAGCAGATATTCTAACGCCTCATTTATGGTAATACCGTCCACCGGGCGGGCCACCATGACCGGCGGCAGGTACAGGCCGTCCTGCTCCGTAACCTCAAAGGAATACAGATCCTCGTCACAGTAAAAGCATTGATAGCTGTACTCCGGGTTATCGGATTCATAGACCGGCTGGCCGCAGCGGCGGCAGACCATATCCGTGTTCTCATAGAAACGGCCTTCACGGAAAATCCCGCTCATTCACAATCACCGCCTTCCAAGATACGGATTTCGTCCTCGCCGTAAACCACACCGAGGCCGGAGCCGCAGTCCCAGCTTACATGAACCGTCCCCGTATCATCCACGGACTTTACGGTTCCCCGGTCGCCGGGCTTTAACCTGCTGTAAGGGTCATTCATGGAAACCAGCTCCACCCGCGTTCCCTTCGGATACCGGGCGCGTACCGCCTCCACAATCTCTTGTCTTGGAAATACCATCTTTTCTTACCTCCTTTGCTCTGCGGCCACGCTTTCCAGCATGGATACCGCGCTGTCTACTCCTTCCCATGCGTTCTGCGTGAGAAGCTCCCGGCCAATCCTGCCGGTAAAAAGCCCGAAGCGGATACGCCCCGCCTGTTTTCCTGCCTTTTTCATGCAGTAACGGTAAAGCTCCTGCGGGCTGGGGTTTTCGGGAAGCGCAGGCATTTTGACCGCCTGCTGCCTGCAAATCCGGCAGAGGATAATGTCAAGCCATTCGTTGATATAGTCCACGTCCAGCGCAGTATCCATATCCACCGAAAGCCTGCCCTCCGGTATCCGGGAAAGACGGCGGGCGATCCGGTGTATCCTTCGGATACCGGCCACCACATCCCGGTACTGCTCCTTACTCAGCATAGGCGCACCTCCTTCGTCTGTTTTCTGTGCCATGCCAAACCTCCTTCCTTTTTGGTGTGACACAGATTACCCTTAGACCGCTGGAAAGACAAGGCTCACGACGGAAAAAAGCCCGTTTCCGGGCCTTTTCTTTTTCTGCTTACTGTATGGCGAAAAGATAGCCATGCACCTTTCCATATTCGTCCGTGCCAATGCCGGTGCAGGTGCCGTTGATTTCAACCAGCCCTTCCAAAATGCACCCGTTCTGTGTAAAGAGCCACGCCGTTTCAACTGCGCTCGACCATGTGGAAGAAAAGGTAAAATGCTCAATTCCGTTTTCCCGGAGGCTGCTTATCAGTCCCTCAACGTCTTTGTCCCAGATTACGTCGCGCAAGTCAATATACTTGTTGCCGCGTTCCATAGCGCTTTCATAAAGCTGGAATACCTTCACATAGCCCTCGCCCCGGCTTTCAATTTCTGCCATGAGTGATTGATGGTCGGCTCTTGCGGCTTCCATGCCCTCGGTGCTTTCCTGTGCCTTCGCTGTATCATAAGCTGCCTTGATTTCCTGCATTTTCGCATAGTCCTGTTTCAGATTTTTGTTTGTCATGTGAATGACCTCCTTCGTTTGATGTGAGCAGAGATTACTCTGGAACACCTCAAAAGACAAGCTCAAAAACAAAAATTCTTAAACTTATTTTTTAACCGCCTTTTTCCCGGTAAACTGCTCCCAGCGCATGACGATAAGCTCGCAGGAGGCCGGGTCGCTCTCCATGCTAAAGCACCGCCGCCCGCTCTGTTCGGCGGCGATCAGCGTGGAGCCGCCCCCGGCGAAGGGGTCGAGGATCAGTCCGCCCGGATCGGAGTGCATTTTCATACACCGCCACGGCAGCTCCACGGGAACCGGGAGCGGGCCGTCCGTATCAGACGCAGGCGCGGAAATCTCCCATACTCCGGCATATCCCCACTTGCGGCACTCCTCTTTGGTAAGGCGTTTCACAAAGTGGTAATTGTGGGCCGCAAAGGCGGACACCCACGCATATTCAGGCAGGTTGTATTCCTCCGCCTGCTCCCCGGCAAAGGCAGCCAGATATTCAAACTGGCGCTGGGGCTTTGTGCTGTTTAAGTGAGTGGAACCGGCGCGGGCCTGCTGCCCCTGCTTTTTCCACACCCGTATCCAGAGCGGGCGGAAATTGCAGTCCGAAAACAGCTTCATGCTGTAAAAGCCGGTGGGTTCCACATACTGCGTCCCGGTGGCGAACAAATCGCCCATGTTCCAGCAAATCACTTCCGCATGGCGGCAGAGGTTCTTTGCCGCCTCGCCCATGCGGGAAAGCCACGGGGCCAGCCCTTCCTTGGCGTATTCCTTCCGGGAGCCGAGGGGCGGCGCAGTAATGGCGCAGGCGGCCCGCTCGCTTCCCATGAGCCGCTCCATATCCTCTGCAGAAGATGCGTCGGCACAAATCAGACGGTGATCCCCCAGCTCCCAAAGGTCGCCGGGCCGGGCAGACGCGCCGCCAGCAGCCTCAATTTCCGCCGCTGCTTTTTCACGGTCAAAATGATCCTCCTCGGCCTCGGCGGAGTAGAATTTATTCACCAATGCGTCGATCTCCTCCGCGTCAAATCCGGTAAAGGATACGTCGAAAGCGGAAGCGTCCAGATCGGCCAGCACCTCCGCCAGCTTCCCCTCGTCCCAATCGCCCTGTATCCGGTTCAGGGCAAGGTTTAAGGCTTTTTCCTTTTCCGGCTCCAAATCCACCACAACGCAGTCAATCTCGGTTTCTCCCATATCCAGCAATACCTTTAACCGCTGATGGCCGCCCACTACAAAGCCGGTGGCCTGATTCCAGACCACCGGCTCCACAAATCCAAACTCCTCTATGGAGCGTTTCAGTTTTTCATAGCCCTTGTCGCCGGGCTTCAAATCCCGGCGCGGGTTATAGGCCGCCGGGTTCAGACGGTCGGCGCTCACTTTCTGTATCTGCATGTTCTACCTCCTCCGGGTTTCTCCCGCATATAGGGCAGGCGCAGGGTTCGCCCGCCATATCATAAATTTTTTCACAATGCGGGCAATACTGCCACTCATTATGCCGGTACTGCTCGTCAATCCATGTTTCCGGGCATTGCCAGTCTACCGCATAGAAACACTCGCGGGCAAATTCCTCCTGCCCGTTACACATATCAAGAAAACTCTGCCTCGTATATCCTGCGTCGGAAAGCTCCGGCACATAGCAGACCTGCTCCGGGCAATGCAGGAAGGCTTCTTCGTCCTTGAAGATAAAGCCCTGCCGGTAATATTCCCGGTCTATGACCGCCTCCGCCTCGTCCGTTTCCGGCGTATAGCTCCCGATCTTCAAATACTGCTCGCTCATAATAAATCCCTCGCTTTCAAAATGTGACGACAGATTACCCTGAAAGCCCGTGGAAAGCAAGAGAGGAAATGTAGAGCGCGGAGTGCGGAATCGAACCGCCATTTCCCGCCGGTTGGCGGGCGGTCTGCCCTTAACCTATCCGCGCATGATGGCCGGAGCGTTACTCCGGCGTAAGTCTGCTGTGCCGCTCGGCCTGCGATACCTTCTCGCCTTTATACATCCCGGCCCCCAGCTCGTCGATCATGGAAAAGGGAACCTCCGGCACCGTCAAGTCCTGCCGCTTTTTCTTATCTATGAAATAGATATAGCGGAGCTGGTAGCCGGGGATCGGCGTGGCCCCCACATAGTCCAGATATTTCTTGAAATTATAGGTGCCGCCCGTCACATCAAAAAAAGTCAGGCCGCCCAGCTCCTTGCGGGAAGAAGTCGGGTTGCTGGCCAGCGTCATCTTATGGACGCGGGTGCCGTCGGGAAGCTCCGCAAGGTTCAGGTTTTCCTTAATGCCGGTCAGGACAAAATTGCTGGCCCGGTAAATGGTGCCGTCGCCGCAGGAGCAGGCGTCGGCAAAGCTGATGATCCACTTGATCTGCGGCGCATACTTTTTTATGAGCCTGATACTCATGGAGATCGCCCGGCTCTCGGAATTGCGGGGAAGGTAGCTGTCAAAGGCCATCCGGTTCAGTTCCAGAAATTCATTCCAGCCGGTATCCTTTACCAGCCCGATTATTTTTGACTTATCGAGGCTCGGCCCGTAGCTCATAACGCCGTGGAGCTGGCCGTCCAAGAACACGCCAAAATGGAGCGTGCTGTTATTCACCACCTTGCCGCTGTAATGGTGGGCCTTCATAAACGGGGTCGCCACCTTTGCGGGGATCACTTTCATCACAATCTCTTTTGCCCGGCCCATCCTTACGCCTCCTTTCCCACATGGCGCTCGGCCAGTGTCATTTTTTCGCCCTTATACATCCCGGCCCCCAGCTCGTCAATGCGGGAATAGGGGATTTCCGGGACGGTCAAATCTTTCCGCTTCGCCTTGTCTATGAAATAGATATAGCGGAGCTGGTAACCGGAAAGCAATGTGCCGCCTGCTGCCTCCATATACCGGCCCCAGCTAAAATTGCCGTCCGTCACGTCAAAGAAGGAACGCCCGCCCAGCTCCTTACGCGGGGTCAGCGGGTTCGCTTCCAGTGTCAGCTTGTGTATTTTTGTGCCGTCCGGCAGCAGGCACAACGCCTCGTTTTCCTTAATGCCGGTCAGGATGAAATTGCTGGCCCGGTAGATTGCCCCGTCGCCGCAGGAGCAGGCATCCGCAAAGCTGATGATCCACTTTACATGGGGCGCATACTTTTTGAGCAGCTTAATGCTCAGAGAGATTGCCCGGCTCTCGGAATTGCGGGGAAGGACGCTGTCAAAGGCCATCCGGTTCAATTCCAGATACTCGTTCCAGCCAGTCCCGGCCACGAGCGGCAGGATTTTCGATTTGTTCAGGCTCGGCCCGTAGCTCATAACGCCATGAAGCCGCCCGTCTAAGAATACGCCAAAATGCAGGCAGCTATTGTTTACCACCGTACCGCTGTAATGGTGCCGCCGCATAAAAGGGTTTGCCACCTTGCCGGGGATCACTTTCAGACTAATTTCCTTTGCTCGGCCCATTGCCTCACCACCTCATACACGCCGTTGCCCTTGCGGTTCTCATTGCCGAAGGTTTCCCCGACCTCCTCATGGGTGTGGACGTAATCAATGCAGGCCATGATAAGCTCCGCCTGCTTGTCGTGCAGCGTCAAGCTGATCTGCTGGTATGGCTTTTTCTCGCCGGAATCCAGCGTAAATTCCTCGCCAAACTCCTCCTCGGAAATGCTCTCAAAACCGAACACCGCCATATCCTGCGCAATGTCCGCCAGCTCCAACGGGAGCAAATCCACATCCCATTGTGCCAGCTCGCCCACCTTGTTGTCCGCCAGCCGGAAGGCCTTGATCTGATCCTCTGAAAGCTCGTCGGCAATGACGCAGGGAACCGTGGAAAGGCCAAGCCTGCCCGCCGCCTTATAGCGGGTATGCCCGGCAATGATCTCATGTTCCGCAGAGATCACCAGCGGGACAAGAAAACCGTACTGCTTAATACTGGCCGCCACCGCGTCCACGGCATTATCATTCTTTCTCGGATTATTTTCATAAGGGTGTACCTCCTCCAAAGGGAGCTGCAAAATATTCATGTTCAACCTCCATTAAAACTTAATTTTAACCGCCGCGCCGGGCGGAAAGGAGCTTCTCCATCATATCGTCGTGCGGGGTTGCCCCCTTGTACTCGGCGGAGCAGTTCTCCCGGACGACTTGGTAAATCTGGAACCACAGGTTGTTGGCCTGCTTGGAAAAGCTCTGGCTCATGGAAACATAGGGCGACGGGATCGCATTGCCGGTGGTCGGGTGCTTGGCAAGAAAGCCAAACTCCGAGATTGCTTCCTCGCACTGTATCCAGCGGGAGATCGCCATAGCGTACTGCTCCAAAATCTGCGACGGGATCAGGTGGTCGCAGGCCCGCTCATGGAGCCACGCCCATGTACGCTCATAGACTTCCACGGCCAGAAGCTCCCTGCCGCTCTTTTGCTGCGCCGCCAGAAAATCACGGGGCGGCGGCATCTGCTCCCCTTGAAGGTCGGCGGTATCCGAAAACTCCATGACCGTCAGCTTGCGCTTGCCGGGGTTGCCTTCCACGATTTTATCCGACAACGCTTTTTTCTTCTGGCCCGCGCCAATCCGCGCGCCTCCGCGGCCGTTTGCCATAGCCGCCACCTCCTTCCTTGAAACTGCGGGTATATACCCAACTTGAAAGCGCGATTTTTCACGCGATACCCCACGCCCGCTGCCCGCCCGGCCCGGCGTAGAGATTTTCTTCCCCCCTGCTTACCGTCGGCGCTCCCAGCGTCCGCCTTCCCGCGCAGTAATTTCAGAGTGGCACTTCTTACATAAAGCCATAAGGTTACTCCGGTCATGGGTGCCGCCCTTTGACAGCGGCCTTACATGGTGAACCTCCTCGGCAGGTGTCAGCTTCCCGGCCTCCCTGCATTTCTCACAGAGCGGGTGTTCGCTGATATAGCGGTCACGAATCCGCTTCCATGCGCGGCCATAGCGCCGCTTGCTGGCCGGGTCGCGCCCGTACTTGTTATAATGCGCCGTGACAATTTTCTGGTGTTCCTCACAATAGCGCCCGTCGGTCAGGCGCGGGCATCCGGGATAGGAACAGGGGCGCTTGGGTTTGTATGGCATAAGCTGCCGCCTCCTTTCAGGCAGAAAGAAAGCCCCCGCAGATTGCTCCTGCGAAGGCCGTTCTGTATTCCTGCTTTTGTTGCTATTGTAATACTACCAGATTTTCAGGGTGTCTTTCTATGTCTTTTAGTGTCCTCTTTCATTATTCGCCAGATTGTAAATACCGCCTTACAGTGGTAAAATGTATGTAATCACACATTTACAAGGAGAGTAACTCTATGAATTACTTTGATGAAGAGAATCGAATAATTGAACATTTTCAGGGTGTTGATTGCAAATCTGTCTTTTTTCCTTTTCAATCAGATATAGCCATTCATATTTTTGAAAGTATACATGACATAGATAACTGGGGAAAATGGGTAAATAGTTCCGGCAAATCTGATCCCCCGCCAGATTTTTATTGTAAAGATTTTCGATATATGATGGACGTAATGCGTGTAGACGACCATTCTTTCAAAAACAAAAAAGGAAAGCTCGTTAATCCGGTGAATATGCGGGAAAGTAAGATACAGTCAGAGCTAATAAAAAAGGGGATTCCAGAGCTGTTCCCTAATGTAAATGGTATAATTGTAAATGCAGTTACAGATCTACCAACACAAGAAGATCACAACTATAAATTTTACAAAAAGAATTTTGTAAGAGCTATTGAACAGCATAAAAGCAAAATTGACTTGTATAGATCAAACCATCCAGACTACAAGTTGATATTTTTTGTTGTAGACGAATCTTCTGGATATATTCAAACCACAATGCCTGAAATGGCACAAAGGAAAAATGTTCAGGCAGGAGAAAAATACAGCGGGTATCCACATTTTTATTTTTGGGATGAAGACTTTCTCAAACCTGTAATTGGATCGGATATTGATTTTTTAATCTGGTTTACACCTTTTAAGTATATATGGGCCGAAACAGGACTGATCGACCTACCTCATGTTTGTGTCTATGATGTAAAATCAATGGATATTGAAACCAAAAAATATGACGAAAATCTTATGATGAGTTACGAAAGTTAATCCTAATAAAAGTAGTCCTAATTCAAATTTGCCATCCATTGAGGTATAGTTGTAAATGCCTTTTCTCTATGCTAAAATGAGAAGATGAATCATTGTAATTTTATTACTGTTACGAGGTAATCTCATGGACAAAAAATACCAAATATTTATTAGTTCAACATATATGGATTTAAAGGAAGTTCGCTCAATAGCCTTTACTTCTATTTTAGAAATGGGACATATTCCTATTGGATTAGATATTTTTCAAGTAAGTGATGACTATTCAACAGAAAAATATGTTAGTAAGTATATCGATTCTTCACAGTTAATTGTCGTAATAATCGGAGACAGATACGGAAGCATTGCACAATCTGGAAAGAGCTTCGTAGAAGAAGAATACCTATATGCTCTTACAAAAAATAAAAGGATTATGTTTTTTGTAAATAGCAAATACAGACAAAACGATGATCCAAATTATCAAAAATTTGTCAGAAAAATTATGGAAAATAATTTAGTAGTGTTGTGGGATAATCCAATTGATTTTAAGATGAAATTGGTTTCAAATATTTCACAAGTATTAGCAAATAATCCTCCATCAACTTACTGGGCAAAAACTTCAAGTGCAGTTGATATTGACAACAATGACTATTTAGGGAATTTAAGGACGTTATTAAGCAGTAATGTTGATGATGAAAATGTCGATATTTTAGGACTTATGCTTCATAATCTTAAAGAAATCGGAGAATTTTATATTCTTACAAAAGAGCAAGCAAAAAAATCATTTCACTTATCTGTTGGAATGTGCATTGCTGGATTTATATTATTTGCAGGAGCTTCCGTACTCTCCTTAATTTGGAAAGAAAATTTATTTGCATTATTGACTGCATTAGGCGGTGTTGTTGTCGAAATTATTGCAGGAACATCCTTACTGGTATATAGAAAATCGTTGGAACAGTTAAATTATTACTATTCTTCTTTACATAACAATGAAAGATTTTTGTCATTAATCAATATATCAAGCAAAACAGATTGCAAAGATGAATTACTTACAAAAATTGTTTCGTCAGAATTAGAACGATTAAAGCAAACAAATAAAGAAGATTAAAAAAGTGACTTTCTATTTATACCAAATTAGAGACCGGAGAATGTGTGGCTTTATAATTGTAAATGATAAAGCATAGAGGAGGTTTCAACATTGAGTGGAAAAAGATATACTCCATCGCCTAATCCTGCTTACTGTGCAGATTATGACGAACATTCAGAGCAATGTAAAAATTGCAATATTAAGTCTGTCGATATAACAACAACAATAATACTTCAAGAATGTGCTGCTTTTTATGATGTATTCAAAGGATTGGAAAAAAGGCTGGAAAACAGCGGCATTGTAGAAACACCTCCTGAGCATAGGAATCCAACTTTATTGGAGGTTCCATATATCGTCAATGGAGCTTTTGCATGTGAATTAGCTTTGAAATATTTACTTGTAGAAAATCAGATTAGTTTCTGCATTTCTTCCAAAGGGCATGATTTAGAATATCTTTTTGGATTGTTACCATCACCACTAAAACAGTCCTTAAAAGACAAGTTAAAAAACGCTGCACATATAGACGAAACTGCGTTAAGAAAAAATATACATCTTCATGCAGATAGTTTTAATCAATGGAGATACATGTTTGCAAACATAGGTGATAATATGTATTACAACACCTTTTTTGGTGTATTTGTAAATCTGATATGCTCATACGTTCTTTCTCCGTGAAATTTAGATAATAAAAAGGCACATACTTTTGCGGTAGTGTATGTGCCTCTTTGTTTACTCCCCAGCCGGGATAAATGCCGAGCATTGTTCCAGCGCCTTCCGGTGGAGCTTGTGCATATACCGCAGGTCATATTCCATCTCCACGGCAGCCTTCTCCCATGAATAGAAGCACAGATACCGAAGCTCCAAAAGCGTCTGATATTCCGGGTTTTGTATGCACTTGATAACGCCCACGATTTCCCGCTTCAAGTCCACGAGGGTGTCTATGTCCTCATTGATTTCATTCTCCAAGTCCACAATCTTTACAATGGTGGCCTCCATTGCCTGCACATTCCGGCTCCCGCCCTGCAGAGTGTCGGAAAGGGTGGAGGTCGCTTTGGTCGCCAGCGCCCGCAGGCTCGCCACCTGTTCCAGCTTGCTGTTAATCCTCTGGTCGATCCGGTACGCTTGGCCGAGGTATTCCTTCGCCGTCATAATTCTTCTCCTTTCCCCGCCAGCGCCTTCTTGACTTCATCCACCGAAGTCACTATAACAGCCACGCCGCCAGCGGCCTCAATCTTTTTCAAAGTTACATCCTGCAACCGGGAGAGCCGCCCGCCGGGCCGCTTCACCTCAAAAGCATAAAACCTGCCGTCCATGCAGGCGATAATATCCGGGATACCCGCCGTGCCGTACATCCCGCCGTGGGTTTTCCATGCAAAGCACCGGGGCCTCTGTTTCAGATACCGCAGGATTGCGGCAACAATGTCTTTCTCCATATCTGCCGGGCAGAAAGCCGCCTTACCGGAAGAACCGGATAAACCGGGAAAATTGCACTCTCTATTAAATACACTAAATATTTTCTTTCTTTTCTCTATCTGGTTCCTGTGCGTAAAAAATAAAGAAAAGCCGGTTTTTCTGGTTCCGCCGGTCACAAAAACGGTCACTCTGCCTCCACACCTCCTTCCACATAGGCGATCCCGCGCCATATCCGGCGCTTGGAGAGCTTATCGCGCCCCCGCACAAGCTCCGGGTATCCGGCTTCCAGCTCTTTGTTGAAGTTAGTCTGGGATACCGGCTTCATGCCCGCATTGCCACAGTATTCCTTGTAGCGCAGAAACAGCTCGTCACGCACCACAAAGCCGGTTTCCTCGGTCTGGCAGTACATGGCCGCAAAGGACAAGACGCTGTTTGATTCGATCCGGTAGCGTTCCAGCTCGCCCCGCGTCCGTTCGGTTTCGCTGAAATCATAGTTCGCGGCAATCAGGCGTTTCAGGCCGGACAATGCCCACATCAGGATACCGTCCCGCTCCGCCGCCAGCTTCTCCGCAAGGTTCGGATCACGCTTTGCCTTCGGCACCGACCTTTCAAACCGGATAATGATGAGCCTCCGGTAAAAGCCCTCCGACCTGTCGCCATAATTGCGGGGAATCTCATTGCATGAAAATAAAAACCGGGCATAGGGCCGGAAGGAAAAAGGGTCTTTGTTCTTCCGCTCGGCAGTGATAAAGTCCTCGCCGGTTAGGGCCTTGAACATCCCATTATCGTCAATGCTCTTAGAGGGCAGGTCGGCGAAGATATTCGCCAGCTTCCCGAAAAGCTCCGCCTTATTGAAGCGGTCGCCCAAGTTCTGCCACGGGATATTCGACACATTTTCGCTCCCCAGCAGGATTTCCTGCATGACATTGAGCAGGGTAGACTTGCCCGCGTTGGGCGCACCGACAAAGACAAAGGATTTCTGCGCCTTGTTTACCGGGATCAGCAGATAGCCGAATATCTCCTGCACCAGAGCGATTTCCTCCGCGCCCAGCATACTTTCCAGATATTTGATAAACTGCGGACATTCCGCGTCCGGCGCATAGGCGGCCTTGATCTGGACGGTAGAAAAATAGTCCGCCGTATGGGCCTTGAACGTATCGTCCAGCACATGATACAGACCGTTCTGCAGGTTCAGGACAAAGGGATTGCTGTTGATCTCCGACACCGGCTTTCGCACCAGCATTTTCCACTGGCCCACAGTATCATTGATGGCCTGCATTGTCACCGAGCGGGGCATCATGCGCTCCCGCACCTTTGCCGAAGCCGCCAAGTCCTCGCTTTCCCGGTACACGCCGTTCTCATAAAAGAAGTAGCTGCTGGCCGCATAGAACGCCTTCACATTCTCAGCGAGATAATTCGCCAGAATCCCGGAAAGGAACCGCAGGCCGCCGCGCTCCGTCATTTCATACCACTCCGGCAGGCCGTTGTCCTCCGCTGCCTGCCGGTTTTCCTTATTCGCCGCATACGCCTTATATAACTCCCGGTGATAAGAGGCCAGCGCCTTCGCGTCCCCGGTCTTTAAATGGAAATGCTGGCGCAGCTCGTATTCAATGAATGTCCCTGCGTCCAACGGCTCAATATTATACAGCGATTCCTTCACAAACTGCTTTGCCGCCTGCACATCCTCCACCGGGGATTTATGCACTTCGGCAGCGGCCAGCATTTCCCGCAGCTCGTCAAGCGCCATCGGCTGGTAGCAGAGGGCCGCCGGGGCCTTGCAGGTGCAGGAGCCGTCCGCCATGCGCGGGCAGGAAAAGCCCTTCTCCCCAATGGCCCGGCAGGTAATGGGCCGGGTGCCGCTCCCTAAGAAATGCCGGATTTTCTCCGTGGTTTCCGCCGCCTTATAGCTTGGATACGGGGCCGACAGTTCATGGATGGCCCGCTCGCCGCCCTCAAATACCGCAAGGTTCGTAATCATGGAATACCAGTCATGTTCTGAAAGCGTCGCCGCATTTTCCCGGCAGTGCTGCATAAAGGCGCAGCGCCCAAGAACCAGAGAAAGCCCCTGCCTCGTCCCTTTTGCCGGGACAGCCCCCGGCGTGGCGGCCTCCTCATTGACCTGCGGCAGATACCGCTCCAATTCCTCCTGCGTATAGCGAAGCTCCGGGCGGAAATGGATGCACTCCACGGCCACCGGCTCCTCCTTGCAGTGATAAAAGCCCGGAAGCCGCAGGACGCGGCTTTCATTTACGCAGGCCTTATCCCCGTGAAACTGGGCCGCAAGGCGCTTCTGTACCCGGCGGAAATCCGCCACCTTCGCGTCCTTCACAAGCCAGTAGGTATGCAGGGATTTCCGGGTTTTTATGATGAACGAGGGTTCCAGCGCAAACGCCTCGATCTGTTTTAGCTGTTCGTCTAAGGATAACTCGTCGCACTCCATAAACTGCGCGTTGATCCGGGTGATCTCCGCGTCCTCATGGCCGCCGAAGTTTACCACAAAGTAAATCCCCCTGTTTTTCTCATTATGCTTTTTCAGGGTATCCATAAGGTCGGGGATACCGGGGAGCGTCGTTTCCAGCTTCGCCCCCTTGAAAGTCCCGGTCTTTCTGTCGTCAAATACCCGCAGGCAGATACGATCCGACGGCCCAAAGAAGGGCCGCAGAAATTCTTCCAGCGGAACGTTCAGCGCTTTCTTCATTCTCTTTCCACCTCCATGCTCGTCGAAGCAAACTCCGCTGCACTCACTTCCGCATATATGCGAAAGTTCGACCGCTTCGTTGCTTCTCCTCTCTCCAAAAAGTCTGCCGACTTTTCGGAGGCCGCTTTGACTTTGAAATACCGGATTTTCTGGCCGCGCTCCTTTGCCTTCGCAATCTCCACGGCCATGCCGCGGGTGATCCTGCTGCCGAATACCCAAACCTCGTGGCATTTCCCCATCAGCACCATACCGAAGAAAATCCCAAGCTCCCGCTGGGCCGGGTCGTCCTCGTCCATGAATTGAGGATAGAGAAGGTGCGGCGCTATGGGGATACAGTTTTTTGATACCGCAAAGCGGCAGTATCCCCGCGCCCGCTCGGTGTTCCTTTTTGTATCCCCGGCATAGGGCGAGGAAATGAAAACCAGCGGCCTGTATGCCGTTTTCTTCGCCTCCCGCAGGGTACGGGTAAGGGCTTCATAAGTGGTCGGGTCGGCGTATCCCTCCCCGTTATATCTGTTCACATGGCTCATAAATTCACTCCATTTCCGCCATACTGCCAAAGCTCGGCCCGAAGGCCCCCTCGGCAATGATCGGCACGTCAAATTCCGGGAACGGCTGGGCCTCCATGCAGGAGCGGACAAAGGCCGCCGCTTCCTCCACCTTGCCTTCGGGAAGCTCAAACACCAGCTCGTCGTGTATCTGCAAAAGGGGCTTTAACCACGGGCGCTCCCGAAGCCCCGCAATCAAACGGGAAAGGGCCAGCTTCAAAATATCGGCGGCGGTTCCCTGTATGGGCGTATTCATGGCGCACCGCTCCGCAAAGCTCTTTTTCCCCCAATCCTCGGAGGTGATGTTCGGCAGATACCGCCTGCGGCCCAGCCATGTTTCGCTGTACCGTCTGGCGGCGGCCTGCCGCTTTACCACTTCCTGCCAGAGCGAAAGCTGGGGATAGCCGGATTTCAGGTTTGCAATGATCCGCTCACAGTCACTAAGCGGGGTATCCAGCCCGGCCTTGAATTTCAGCGTCTTTTGCAGGCCGCGCGGGAACAGGCCGAAGAATACGCCGAAGTTACAGTTTTTCGCAATCGTCCGGCGCTCCTTGTAATGTTCGGCGTTCTTGTCCGCCGCCTGCTCAAAGGGGATTCCATAAATGACGGAGGTGGTCTGCGCATGGATGTCACCGCCGTCCCGGTAGGTCTGTAACATTTTTTCATCCCGGCAGTAAAAGGCCCCGACGCGCAGCTCAATCTGCGAAAAATCCAGTGAGAGCAAAACACAGCCCTCCGGGGCGACGATCATGGAGCGGATACCCACCGGGTCGTTGTCCTTGCGCGGGCAGTTCTGCATATTGGGGTTGCGGGCGGCGAACCGGCCCGTTTCCGTCCCAAGCGGAAGGAGGTCTGGATGTATCCGCCCGGTGGCGCTGTTGATATGCCGAAGATACCCGTCCAGATATGTCCCCTTGATCTTCCCCCAGCGCCGGTATTCCTGCACCAGCTCAAACAACGGCACAAGCTCCGGCTTCTGCTCCCGGCACCAGTCCGAAAGCAAAATCATGGTTTCATCATCCGCCGCCTCCTGATACTTGGCCGTGGTCTTTACCACCGGCAGGCCGAGGTCATTGTAAAGATAACTTTTGAACGCACAAGTGGAGGCGTTGGCCCCGATCTCCACGTCCCCGGTAATGAAGGCGATCTCCTCCCGGATTTTCGCAATCCGCCCTTCGGCCTCCGCCTGCTTTTCCTCCATAGCGGCCCGATCCATGAGCAGGCCATTATACCGCATAAGGCCGCAGTAGACCGCCGTGGGGCTTTCAATCTGCTCCACAATGCGGCGGTGCTTGGGCAGGTACTTATCAAACCAGCCGTTGAAAACATGATAGAGCCGCAGGGCATAATCGCTGTCGGCGCAGGCATAGCGCACCGTTTCCGTATCCTGCGGGGAAAGCTCGTCAAAGAACCGTCCGCCGGTCACGCTCCCGAAATCCGGCAGCTCCGTATCAAAGAGCTGCGGCACAAGGGTTTTCAGGCCGCTGTCCGAGAGGGTCCGAAACTGGGTATTGCTCTTTAAGGTAAGCTGGGCCGCCGCAATGGTGTCATAGCAGGGCGGCTGTACCACCGTGCCGAGGGCATATAGGAACATGGCCTCGAAAGGAAGGTTGTGGGCCACCTTGACAATGGCCGTATTTTCAAAAGTGTGAATCAATAGTTAAACGAAGAAAAAGGATGACAAATGATGCAGTAAGGATGAGAATGACTTTGTGGAAGAAAAACTCATCGAATTATACTGCACCATTTGCCAATGCAATGATAGCAGATTTATAGAAGGAAAGCAACGCCTAAGCAATAATAACTGTCCCAAATTCAGTGACGAGGAGTTGATCACAGTCTACCTCTGGGGGAAAGCACAGCAGTTATTAACACGAAAGGCGATTTACAACTACACCAAAAGCCACCTCTTGAGGTGGTTTCCTTCCCTGCCCAGTTACCAGGCTTTTTGCAGACGTCTGAACCGTCTTACGCCTGCTTTCCAGGCATTGGCGGAAATCTGGGCGGAAGATGCGGCGGAAAAGAGCGGGGATACCCATTGCTATGCCGTGGA